TTACTTAACGAAACGGACGAAGAAGAGGTATCTACTTGGGTTCCTCCTATGATGTTCTAATCTTTCACATAAAGTCACATTAAATGTAATATCTACCAAATGGCAAAAAAGAAGTACAACTCAAATTCTCTATATCATAAAGATAGAAAAGCATACTATGCTCAGAAAGAAGCGGAAGCTTCTACTCAACAGCCAGAATTAACTTATAACGATGTCTTCTCTAGCAGAGAGAATATCGAAAAGAGTATTGGGATGGTAGGAGGAGGCAACAGCAGGAGCGGCTTTCTAGGAAGAACTTTTGATAGTGCTTTGGGCGTTGACAGCGAGTTGGCGGCAAGATTTCCAAATCTAATAGGTAGAGGGACTATTTATCGTAGACACTCAGATGGGTATATTGGCATTCAAGAGGTTGTATACTTGTGCCAAAAGGCTTGGGAAGAATTTCAGCTGTTTAGAAATACTATAGAAACTATGGTAGAGTTCTCCGTTTCAGAGATTCAAATCAGCGATAAAAATAGCTCTGCAAAAGCATTTTGCAAAGGATGGCTAGAAGCCGTCAATATGCAGGGATTCTCTGAACAATTCTATAGAGAGCTTTACAGATCTTGTAACCTTTTTATTTATAAAATAGGTGGGAAGGTAGATAAGAAAGATATTACCAGCTTAAGAGATGTTAAAAGCGGCAGTGTCAATATACCAGTAAAGTATACAGTTCTTAACCCAGCTCAAGTAGCCCTTGAAGGTGGAGTAACATATGACTCTGCAGTATACAAGATACTTAGCCCTTACGAAATACAGAGACTTAAAAATCCAAAGACTCCAACTGAGAAGGCTATTTTCAACAACTTAGACAAAGAAATACAAGTTCAAATACAAAATTATAGTGAAAACTATGGCAGCTCTCAAGAAACTTTACGGGTAGCTTTAGAGAATGTTGATTCTATCTTCTACCAGAAGCAGGATTACGAATACTTTGCTGTTCCTCTATTCTACGGGGTACTGGATGATATCGAACTAAAAATGGAAATGAAAAATGCTGATAGGCAGATTATTAGCTCTTTGGACAGTATGCTTCTTCTTCTTACTATGGGAGGGGCTAAGGGTAGAGACGGAACTGAACTTCCTCCAAATCCTGAGCATATGGCTTATATGAAAACTCTATTTGAGAACAAGAAAGCTCAACGAGTACTAGTGGCCGATTACACTACAAAAGCAGAATATGTAATCCCAGATATTGATAAGATCATCGGGAAGGCTAAGTATGAGCAAGTCAACGAAGATATTAGAGAAGGCTTGCAAACTGTATTTGGAGGAAACGAAACATTCTCTAATTCGGTTACTAAGGTAAAAATATTTTGCGAAAGACTTCAGAAAGGTCAAAACATATTTAAAAGATGGCTTGAAGATGAGCTTAGCGATGTCTGCAAGAAGATGGGATTTAATGCCAAGCCAACTGTAAAGCTTTCTTCCGTAAGTCTAGAAGATGATGCCCAGATGTTTAGAGTTTATACTAGAATGGCAGAGCTTGGATTCCTAACTCCAGAGGAACTTTTTGAAGCAACTAAAAATGGAATGCTTCCGAACTCTCATGAGAGTATTCTTTCTCAAAGAAAGTTTAAAAAGCAAAAAGAGGAAGATATATATTTCCCTCAAATTTTCAACAATAGTCAATATAATCCTTTGGATGCTGACACAGGAAATAATGATAAGGAGCCTTCTGCCAATCAAGTCGGAAGGCCTCCAAGTAAGGATTCTGGATTCAATGAAGTAAGACAAAGAAGAGTCGGCAGCATTGAACAGCTTTCAATCAAGAGCCTTAAAGATGTATTGTCAGAGTATGATAGTCTTAAGGAAGATACCAATAGCTCCTTTGCTAAGAAATACGGGATAGAAGAAGTTAGTGAAAAGCAGAAAGAAATTACAAAGTCTATAGCTTACAACATATCCAAGAATTATGAAATAAAGGACTGGAAAAAAGCGATTGAAGAGGTAATAGAAAAGAAAATTGTATTGAGCAATACAGATATCGAAAATCAGATTGAGAGCATTTGTAATGATTTTGAGCTTAGTGACGACTTTATGGGTATGTTGATTTATCACTCCAAATAACTTCTCAAGTTTGGTGTTACCATGTATATAACTATATGCGCTCTTCGTTAAGTGACAAATTCAAATATAAAAGTACCTTCCTTTCTAAGGCAAACGTCGTATCTCTAACCACTTCTAATCTATCGAAGGCTTCTTTACAAAATTTAAAGGATACTTTGAATGTATCAGAAGGTGACTTTGAGAAAAATCCAGACCTATTATTTCTTTCTGCGGACTTGTATGTTTCAGACAATGCAAATAAAAATGGAGATCTGGTCGATAGAGAAGGAGCGCTTGAGCTTGCTAAGCAAGTACCTAATAAATATTTAAATTTAGAACACGAGGAAGATATGATCGTAGGATCTCTGATTAGCCCTTTCTACAGAAAGTATTCTGAAGATAGGGAGATGATAGAGGAAAGTAGCCTAAAAGACTACGACGGTCCAGTCGTAGTTGGAGGCACTGGATATATCTGGAAAAGTGTTAACCCAGACCTAGCTGAATTTTTAGTTCAAGCTTCCGAAGAGGATAGCGAAGAATATGGAATGGCTTCTATGTCTTGGGAAGTATATTTCAATGACTTTGAAATCTTAAAGGGATCAAAGTATGTTGCCGAGGGTGACATAGTTTCTGATAAGAGAGAAATTGAAAAAATGAAACCCTTCTTAAGGTGCTATGGAGGAAATGGAGACTATGATGGTTCTCCTATCTATAGGCTGATAAAAGGAGAAAAATTATTTTTAGGTGCTGGCATAGTAAAGAACCCTGCGGCTGATGTTAAAGGTATAATTACTTCCGAGTCTAAAATTATTAAAAATAATAATAAAAAAAATTCACAAACAGTGAAAATAAATGTAAAACCAAATAAAGCAATGAAGATCTCAAATATTACAGATTATAAAAATGCGCTAGCTTCTATTACCTCTGGTGATGAAGTTAATGTAACTACCCTTGCATCTTTGGAAGCGAATTTCGATTCCGTAGTTGATAAAGCTCAAGCTTCCGCTATCGCCGACGAAATTCGTGCGAAGAGTGAAGAGTTTGCAGCTTCCATCTCCGAAAAAGATGCACTTATCGTACAGGCCGAAGAAGCTCGTGCGACGTTGGAGACGAAAATAGCAGAACTTGAAGCAGCTAAGGCCGCTCAAGACTCCGAACTTTCTGAAATTAAAGACAAAGTTGAAGCGCAAGAAAAACAAAGAGTATTCGACGAAAGAATGACTGCTCTAAGTTCTGAATTTAATCTTGAAGGCGAAGTAGCGAAGGTTGTTGCTGAAGAAATCAAGAATATAGATGAAGAGCAGTATGGCGCTTGGCTTAGTAGATTTAAAATTTTAGCTGGAAGTCACTTAAAGGCAGAAGCTAGTGAAGAAGTCTCTCAAGAAGAGTCCGATTCAGAAGAAACCGAAGAGTGTGTAGCAGAAGCTGCGGCGGAAGAAGAAGCAGAGGCGGTAATCACCGAAGCTTCCAATTCAGCAACAGAAGAAGTTACTAACTCTCAACATGAATACAAATCCCTTAAAGATGAATTTGAAAACTTCGAATTCGAACTTGCGGGTAAATAAAAAAAACATAAAAAAAATAAATTATGGCATATAAAGACCTAATCCTAAAACCAACTCGCAACGTTCCTCCTCATAAGATCGTTTCTGAGTTCCGCACGGACTTCACTGGTCAGGCTGGTCATCTCGTTAAGGTTTCTTCGTACGATCCTGACAGTGACACTTATTACAGCTCATCCCCAGTAGGAGGTTCCTATGATGGTATCTACAGCAATCAGCAAGTAGCTCCATATTCAGTCGCTAAAGCCGCAGCAGGAGATACTTCTGCTCAGGTTCTTGGCATCACCCTCGAAGGCACTGCTACTGTAGACGCTAACGGGAATAAAGTCGATGGCTTCAACAAACGTTGGGCTGACGAAAATGGTTACGTTGCTTCTGGCAAGCCAGTTCAAATTGCTACAGAAGGTCTATTTTGGATTGATGCAAATCAAGTCAATGGTGGTACTCCTGCTCCTGGTTCTGGTCTTAAGGCTGGAGCTGCTGGCACATTTGCTCTTGTTGATACATCTGTTGTTGTTACAGGCGCTGTTCCTGCCGCTGCTCTTCAAATCGGAAAAGTTATCTCAAGCACTGGCACTCGTCAGTCTGATGTTCTCATCCAACTGTCACTCTAAAATATAAGTTATTACTAAAATGAAAATTAAACTAAAAGAAAAACCAGAACAAATCGCCCTTATTAAGGCAATGGGTTCGAGTGACGAGGAAACTTCTGCAAAAGCAATGAAGGTTTTCGCAAACCTAGTTGGCCCTCTTGCAAGAAAGGTTCTTGACGAAACTAATATCATCGATTCTTTGTATGATACTATTTCCGTTGGAGAGTTTGAGCCTCGCACTATTCCTCTCGATGATTTTTATAACGTCGATAAGCCAGACTATGTTCGTGTAACATTCTCTAGCCAACCAGGCGATCTTGCATACAGCCAATTGACTGGTGCTGATGACATCCCCTTCACTACTTTCGTAGTTACAGCTGCTATCGCAATGTATCGTAAGTATCTTAAGGCTGGACGTATTCAACACGCTGAAAATGGTATTCGCAAGATGATCAACGAAGTTCGCTTCAAGATGAAGCGCCAAGGCATCCAGCCAATCCTTGATTCGGTTGCTAATGTTCAAACTAACGATCAGTATCACGTTACTCGTTCGCACCAAGCTGGCAGATTCGTTCTTGCCGACTTGAACCGACTTGAAACTCTTGCTTCTCGTATCGTTACTTCTGCTCTTGGCGGAACTCCTAACGCTTCGGGCGCTCGTGGCATTACTGATCTGCTAGTTTCTCCTGAAATCGTTGAAGACATTCGCGCTATCGCTTATAACCCAATGAATACTGTTGCTGCTGATGGTGGCGCTCCTGCTAACACAGAGGACGGCATTGCTGCTCCTGATTCGCTTCGTAACGAAGTGTATGGTGCTGCTGGTATCCCAACCCTGTATGGTTGCAACATCATCCAAATGGTTGAAATGGGTGTCGGTCAAGACTTCAATACCATCTTCGATGCGTTTGCAGGTTCTAATGCTTATCCTGATAATGCAGGAACTGGTACAGCACAATTCAATGGTGCTACTGAGCAAATCGTTCTTGGTATCAACAGATCTGTTGATGTTAACGGTCTTGTTAAGGTTGAAATCAACGACAGTGAAAGTGGTTCGACATTCAATGCTCTTCCTGACAACCAGTTTGTTGCCAGAGAAGGTAAGGTTGGATTCTACGGAACAACTGAAGCAGGTTATCTTAGCGTTGAGCCAAGAAACCTCTTCGCTATCGCGATCTAGAACTAATAAAATCAAAACTAATCCCGTCAGAAATGGCGGGATTTTTTTGTGCCTAAGTTTAGAATTTTCCCAAAAGGACGCTACACCTGTATATAATAATATGGAAAAAATTAATGGAAAAATTAATGGCAGTGATACTTTGGTAAGCGCTTTGGGTAATAAAAAGTCAGTAGCAGGTGTTTCTCAGTTTTTGGATTATAAAATTCTTATTAGTAAGATGCCTATGGAAAAACTATATAGGCATGGTTTAGAAGAATTTGGTATTAAGCCAAACAGATCCTTGAAAGGTAGAGAAACTTTTGAAAAAAAATGCTTGGCTGCATTCAGAAAATCTACTGGCCAATTGATGAATCAAGATTTATCAAAAAAGCTGACTAAGACCAAACAAAAGAAGCTAGATGAAGTTCTGAAGAAGGGGATTTAATTTCTTTGTAGGGTTTTTTAACTGTAATAATAGTTATGTCTACGTACCAATTAACAGGAGTTGCTTATGAGCTTCATCAAGAGTTAAATTTCCCTAGCGAACCAAGTCAAAATAGAATAAACCTTTGGCTAGAATACAACGTCGGGAAATTAAACAATAAGATTTCTACTAACTACAGTTTAAATTCTGGAGAATATGCACCTCTATTACATCAAGACGAAAAAGACATCTTAAAGTCTCTATACTATGTTGAGTATTATACAAATCTATCTAGGGATATCTTAATAAAAAGCTCTAGTGGCGGAAACATTGTCTCTATAAAGGATGACGAAAGTTCAGTTACTTTTGAAAAGAGTAAGGATTCCTCTGTGGAGATATATAAAATTGCTAGAGATATGGATAGCAGGTCTACGGATTTAGTAAATCTATATAAACATAATAGGTCTGGACCAAGAGACCCTCAAGAGAATTTAACTGGCTTCAAGTATTAATGATAGTATTGACCGACAGTCAGCAAGATAGTGTTAATGATGGAATGATGAGTTTGCATAATTTTTTTGCTAGTAAAAACAAATTATTTGCTATCAAAAAAGGTACTACTACTGTTATTAGTGAGAGTAGCGCTCATAACTCTTATTATCAAAATAGCATTGAGAATAGTAAAACTGTTGAAACTCAAACCAGTGGAATGTTTTTGGCTAGGGCATATTATCTAGACAGAGGTACTGAATTTAAGCCAATAGACGGAAATCAGGGTAGTGTTGCAGCAAGCCCTAGAATTAAGCTAGTAACTGATATAACGGGAAGAGATTTTTTAGAAGACTCAAAGGACGTTTATTGGGATGAAGAGTTTTATGATTTAATTTCAGAACCAAGAAGACACGGCTTACTGCAAAATAACTTCTACACTTACTTCCTAGAGAAAATTAACTAATGGCAATCTTCAAGGCACAGATAAATAAGAAAATTACGAAAGCCTTAACTGGAAGAAAGGCTAGGTCTAGCGCAATAAAAAAAATGTCTGCCGATTTCAAAAGATCTAAGAGGCAGTTTTTGTCGGAGGTTGGCTCTGATAGGTCGTCACAAATGGTTCAGTCTGATGATAAAACAAGAGGTTACTTCGGCTTAGAGCCATCACAAAATCCAGTGCAAGATATAAAAGAATCTTTCGAAGAAAAAATTCAACTGAATACTAGGCCTAGCACTACTAGAGATAAAAATAGAGCATTTTACAAGTTTCAAATACAATATCCATCAAGGCCAGAAATTTATAATGATGATCGATTGAGTCTACCGTGGACTGCAAAGACTTGGGTGCAAGCGTTGCAGGAGGGGCTAGGAAGTATTGAAAAATTCTTATTTAAGCCAGGTGCTGGTAGGTCTGAGCTTGGTTATCAGATTAAAAACTCAATAAACAGGGAGAGTGAGCCAAGAGATAGTTCGTATCTAGACAGATTAAGAGATATTTTTGAAACAAAACTTAGAGGGGGGAATAGATGATACCGCAATACGATCATAAGCTAGGGTCTTATTTTACTCTATATCTAGAAAACAGGCTCTTAGAGAAGGGGCAGGCTTTTACTAATACTACTGGAATTTTTTACCCAAACGATCAAAATAATATTAATGGACTAACCTTTTCAAATAGTCCTTATGGTCAGTGGGTTTATGATCACTCAATTACTGGTGCTATAATCCCAAGTGGAGTTTATGTAAATGGCGAAGAGGTGAATAGAGGTACTAGTGGATTGTCTATAGACTTTTTAAATGGTGGCGCTTATCATGAAGACTTTGGAGACTCTCCAGTGTCGGGAGCATTCGCATACAAGGACTTTAACGTATACTTTAAACCAGAAAATGAAACTCAGGTTTTATTGAGAGAAGCTTTTAGGTCCAAGGACCCGTTGAACTTTTTAACTGGATCTAATAATTTGAGAATAAATGCCCCATGCATTATAGTCAGTTCTAAAAATAGCTCTAGCGAGCCTCTCGCATTTGGTGGCCTAGATGAAGTAACTTATAACTTACAGACTTTAGTTTTAACTGATAATTACTATGATTTGGATGGAGCTTTATCTATATTTAGAGATTTGAGGGAAAATTACTTTTCGGTAGGAGACTTTGAAAAAATACCTTGGGACTTTAAGGGTGACTTAAAAGATCCAGAATATAGCTACAATGATATCAACGCAGCATTTAGCGGTGGGTATGAAAAAGCTTATATTGATAAGGTGACTATAAACTCTACAAATAGTGTAGATAATGAATTTTCAGAGTTTAATATAGGCTATGCAGAATTTTCGATTATAGCTTATAGGTTCCCAAGAAAATGATTCACAATTTCGCAAATAAAATGTATTAACTATTATAACCCAACTTTTTTAAAACTATGGCAAAAAGAATTCAAACAAGATATGAAAGTGCTGGCCTATTTGTAGGCCCTTCGCCAGCAACTGGCAGACACTTTGCAGATGGTCTTTACGGTTACACCAATCTATTAAGTGGATCAAGCGGTGATAACCAAATCAGACCACTATTCAGAGTACAGTCGTTCTCCGACTCTTTCGACAACCCTCTTCAGAACATTAATCAATTTGGACAAGCTACCACTCTTGCCAAATTAGCTACTTCTGCACCTACCCCAACCTTCGATTTCACTTATTTCACTAATAATGGATTGAACGAAGCTATTCTTGGATTTCCAGTGTCCCTTGAAACTTCCACTATTGCTGGAAATGTAAGTGGCTTGAGAAATTGCTTGTCTGGATTCTTTGATTCTACAAATGATTCCAAGAACTATTTCGCACAATTCGTCCCAGAAGGTAAGTCCGTTTATGGAGATACCTCTGCCGATTCAGAGGACTTTGTAGTTTGCTTGTCGAATGGCTTCATAACTAATTATGAAGTTAGCGCAAGTGTTGGTGGGTTCATGGAATCTACAGTTTCTGTTGAAGGTTCTAATTACGTAGTTAATTCTAATAGTACTGGCAACATTTCTCCAGCAATTTTCCCAGAAAATGGAGACAAGGTTACTGGGTGGCAATATGATATTCCTGCAATCTCACAAGACTCCACTGGAGCTTTTGCTGGTGCAGGTTCTACAATGCCAGCGGTCATCAAACAAGGTGGAATTAAACTTAACATCAATGCTCTTTCGGGTAACATGGGTGTTAACATTACAGAATCGAATATCAATTCGTTTTCCGTTAGCATTCCAGTTGCTCGTGACAACCTTGAAAGACTAGGAAGTCAATTCGTTTTTGCTCGCCCATTGCAAACACCAATCGATGGAACAGTAAGCTTCGATTTTAATGTCACTGATATGTCAACAGGTTCTCTTGTTGATCTATTCAACGGCACATCGAACACTGAGTTTGACTTTAGTATTGTAACTGCTGGAAGTACTGGTAATTCGGTAGATACAGATCAATTCGCTATTTTTGTTAGAGGTGCTACCTTCGAATCGGAAAATACATCTCTTGATATCGGATCTGCAAGAAACGGTTCTGTAACATTCCAAGTCCCACTTGGTACTGTTGATGAAACTGGAAAAGGCATATTCTTCAGTGGAGCCGTCACAACAGCAGAACTTGCTGCGAGATACGCAGGTCGTTCATAAATTTTAAATATTCATTTAAAAAACAAAGCCCATTGATTTTTTTATCAGTGGGCTTTTTTTTAGTGTAATAGTATATAGGCATGGCTAGATCTGATTTAGAAATATTAGCGGAAGTAAAACTCTCAAACACAAGAGAGTTTAATGCTCAGTTGCGTGGTCTTGAAAAACGTAAAGTTATAATTGACACAAAGCGAAGTGAGCAGGCTTTAGGCAGAATTACAGGCAAGGCAAATGAGTTTACTAAATCACTTGAAGCTTCTAATGCCCGTGTCATCGCTTTCGGTGCTTCTGTGGCCGTCATTGAAGGGGTAAGAAGAGCCTTCCTAGAATTGGCTACCACCGTAGTACAGGTGGAAAGTAGCTTGAATGCTATTAACTCCATCTTCGGAAGAAGTAGCGATACGATATCGAAGTTTGGTGACGAGCTGTTTAAGGTTGCTAAGAATACTGGTCAGGGATTTCAAAGAGTAGCTGAAACTGCACAGGAATTTGCCAGACAGGGCTTGAGCGTAGAGCAAACTCTAAAGAGAACAAGTGACGCTCTGATATTAACTCGACTAACAACTTTAAACACAGAAAAAGCAATTTCTGGTTTAACTGCGGTTGTTAATGGTTTTGCATCCTCTGCTATAACGACTACTGAAGTCATAAATAAGTTAAGAGCAGTTGAAACTGCTTTTGCGGTTTCTTCTACAGATCTAATTGATGCGGTTTCTAGATCGGCATCCGTTGCTCAGGATGCTGGCATATCGTTTGAAGAATTGCTGGGTTTCATTACTGCGATAAAACAAAGAACTGGTTTGGGTGGCGCTACTATTGGTCAAGGTCTGAAGACTGCTTTAACTAGACTTAATTTACCTACTAGAATTGCACAGTTGAAAGAACTTGGGGTCGCTGTTGATGAAAGTGCCTCGACCTTTGATAACTTAGTAGCAGCATCTGTAGCCATTAGTCAAGCTCAAAAGGACGGGGAAAGAAGTCTTGCCACTCAAATATCTACAGTTGTTGCTGGCCAGTTCCAGGTTTCAAAATTGTCGGCCCTATTTAGAGATTTAGCATCCCAACAAAGTATTGCTGGAGGAGCGACAGACGCTGCGACTAAGGCAACTAATGAAGCTATTATAGCCAACTTAGCTTACAATCAAACTATTGAGGGTATTAGTAATCAAATATCTAACAATATAGGTCAAATTTTTGCAGGCCTTGGAAAGGCTGGGCTTCAAGACTTCTTCAAGTCTATTGTAACGGATATAAATGTATTGCTAGAAGCTCTTCAAGGCAATGATATTGGAGGTGGGTCCTTTTTGGCGAATATTACCAAGGACGTAATTTTACTAGCTAATGATCTTAAGCTTTTAGCGCCACTTGCTGAAGGGTTTGTGAAAGTCTTGACTGGTCCTGCATTTGTAACTGGCTTGGCAATTATTGCCAATACTTTAAAAAATGTATTCACTCAGGGTGGCGCAAGTTTGCTTCAACTCAGTGGTATAAACAAAGTTTCAGAAAAACGAATAGCAAATCAGAGAGTTATTCAAAGCTTGTTAGCTCAAGCTACCTCTTCCGAGTTAAAACAACTAGAATTAGCAACTTCGCAGGCACAAAAAGAACAAATTATATTAGGCTTGCTGACTAAACAACTTGCTGCGCAAAAAGCCTTAGAAGCTAGTTCGATTAGAACTGCGCAAAGCTTGTCGAGACAGGGTGTATCTCTTGGTGGATCTGTTTTTACTGGAGACGTAAGTAGGAAAGGAGGAAGAGCAAAAGGTTTTGCTGGAGGAACTTTGGGGGGAGCAATAGAAAATGAAAAAAGGGCGATCAGTAATGGCGTTGGTGGAGCTAGTTCAAACGCGCAAGTAAAAGTAGTAAATTCATTCAATTATGGAAAGGGCAAGATTGGGCCAGCCGTATTGAATAGTGATGAGATTTTAATACCTAATAAAAATGGCGACATTGTATTGAATAGAGATATGGCAGGATCTTCTGCTATTAGCTCTATGGGTGGAAACTTTGCCAGAGGTAAGATCCCTATGGTTAAGGGATTGACCTACAAGGCCTCTAGGGATGGCATTAGCAAGCTTCTGATGGGTAACACCAAGTTTCAGTCTGTAAGCTACTACAGTAAGAAATATGACTCAGTTAGACAGCTTTCAGGGGTTCAGCATTCATCTATGGTTGCTCAGTCATCTAAGGCTGGAAAGCCGCCTCCTAAGGGGTATTCTAGCTGGAAGCAATACCAAAGGGAGAATCAGATGGTTACTCTTAGAGGTATGCAGGGTGGCGAACAAGTAACTAAAAATATAAAACTCTCTGATATAAGAAGGGTTAGAGCTGGGGGAGCTACCTATATACCTAATTTTGCAGAAGGCAGGGTCAATCTTGATGTAACCGATCCTTTTCCTTTTGGTCAATCCTCAGGCAGGGTCAACTTAGGCGATACAGAAATTAAACAAATGGAAAGAAGGCTGAGAGCAGGACAGCCTTTAACTCCAAGACAAATTTCAAGAATTGAAGCTGGTTTAGCCTCTGGTCAAGGCTTTAAAATTCCAACACTATTGAGACAGGCTGCTGCTGAACAAACTTCTATGGCTGCACAACAGGCTACTAGAGGTTTTGGTAGAGATACACCAAAAACACCACCAAGCGGTGCTGATGAAAGGACTAGAGTATCTCCGACACAAAAACCTTTTGTTAAAAATGATAAAGGGAAATTTAGACCAGTAGGTGATCCAATTTATAATCCTGGATCAACTGGATTTACTGGGGACCTTAGAAATAGCAGATTTACTTTTACTGGACAAACGGACTTAAAGGGAAAAACAAGGCTTGTCCCTGAAGTCGCTGGTCCACCAGCAATAATACAGCCAAGTTTAGCCGAGCAGGCAAGAAATGCGCCAAAAAACTTTAGCAAAGAGTTAAAAGAGTACAACTATAAGGATTTTAAAAAACAATTTGCGGCTGGCGCTGTGCCTAGTGGGTTTAGGGGAGATGCAGCTCCATTTGCAGAATTTAAGAGAAGGTTAAGACTTGAGCTTATAGAGGCCGAATTAAAAAAGGAGTCTAAATCACAAGGGAAATCATTGAGCTTCGAGGAACTCAATAGATCCAAGGAGGGTAGGGAGTTAGCAAATAAAATTAAAAATGCTGGACTGGTAAACTTCAAACAAATTGAAAAGGGAACAAGAAATGCAGTTCAACAGTCTCTTTTGGCTGATGCACAAACACAACTAGAGAAGTCTGGAACGGGTAGGTTTGGTTTCGACAGCGGCCTAGAAAAAAAGGCAAAAGGAATATTAAACTCGTCAACTGGTAAAAAACTTACACCAGAGTCTAGAGCTAAATTTAACGAATCGGTTCAATCTAGAAAAATAGCTAGAGGACAAAGACTACAGGGGGCTGGATTTGGACTTAGCTTTGCTGGTGCTTTGGCAGCGCCAGTAATTGGTCAGGGGATTGCAAAGGTAAGTGGAAATGAAAGAGCTGGGTCAATTGCATCTGGTGCTTTAGGTGGAGCTGCGACTGGAGCAAGTGTGGGTGCATTTTCTGGGAATCCGCTTGGTATTGCAATAGGTGCTGGAGTTGGGGGTCTACTGGGTGGAGTTAGTGCTGCGCTTTCTACAGCCACTGATGATGCCAGCAAGTATTCCAAGTCTCTGGGCGAGCAGCAAGATTTTTATAAAAAGAATATAGCTTCTGCACAGGCATATGTAAATGCGCAGTTTAGACTAAATGATGCATTTGAAAGTGGAACTGCATCAGGAAAACAGATAGCGGCCCTGTTCTCTGATATACAAAGAACTTTTAATGATTTTCAGAACGATCCAAATCTTGGGAAATCAGAAAGAGGGAGGAAGCTTAAGCAAGACTTTGTTACTGCAACTCCAGAGGAAAGAAGAGGGATATTGGATGAACTCCAAAGGGAAGGGCAGTCAAAAATAAGGACAGCGTCAACACAGAAGGCTTTCGACGATTTCGCTACAAAATCTAAAGATAGGCGAGCTACTATAGAGAAGGAGACAGAAACTATTAGGGGTGTTGGTCAATTTGCCTTTGGAGCGCCAATAACAAGAGTAACAAACCAAGATCAACTTGATCTTAGTAAGATTACAGAAGATGAGGTATCTCTTTTTATTGGAGGTCTTCTAGCGGATATAGATCTTGACAATGTTGACTTTTCCACTTTAGAGAAGTCTGGAAGTAATCTCCAGAGGCTAATTGCGCTGGGCCTTGAAAAGGAAACTGCAAAAGCTTTTGCTCTTCAGTTCGACACAAATAAGCTTCTATCAAACCTATTCAAGAAAGTGATTGGAGATGGCTCCATTAAGACCAATATAATTGAACAGCAAGCTGCCGCTGCGATAACAGATGCGAACTTTAAAGTCGCAGGAGCTAACAGAGACTCTGACGCTGCTTCATCTAATTTGTTCCAAGCTCAGGCTGGACAGTCTGCTGCTGATAGAATAACGCAAAGGGGTGAAGTTAGTAGAGCGTCCAACCTCGCGCAAAATAAATTGGAGTTTCTTTCTAGGCAGGGATTTGACCAGACACGTAAAAAGCAGGACCTTCAGATAAGTAATCTGAAAACAGCTCTTACAGATGGGTTAAAGGATCTTAACTTGGGTGCTTCAGGGGGTGTCCAATCTGCTTTTAAAGATAGATTGTCCACATTCACACCAGAACAAAGAGCTGAGGTTTCCCCAATCTTGGAAAGGGTTGCGAATGAAGGAGCCTCAATTAGCGATATAAACTCTCTAATAGGAAAGACAGATGATAAGGATTTGAAACAAGAGCTTGCAAAATTGGCAATTGAACTAGCAGGAAATAGAGATGCTCTTGTCGCAAATACAAATCAGTCACTTGCAGATACAGTAGCTCTCAATCAACAGGCTGAAAATCAGAGAGTTGCTCAAGCAGCATTAAACGATTTAGGGTCAAAGACGGGAGGTCAGAACCTTTCACAATTATTTGGTGAAGATAGGGCAGCTAATAGCCTCACTGAAGAAATTAGAACGGGAATGAGAAAAACTTTCTTAGGATTGGGTCAATATGGTGGAGATAATGGAGCAAATCCAGTTAGAGAAGTGCTGGCTGATAAGAATTCTCCAGAGGCTCAAGCATTAAAGGGGGCGGCTGATGTAATTAGAGAGCAGTTTAATCTTGTTACTAGATCAAAAGCTGAAGGGGGTCAACTAACCGATGAACAGAGTAAAAGAGCTAGGAGCATTTTTGAACGAGAGTTGAGTAAAGGGGATAGAACTCCTGAAGGGCTTGCGGATTTACCTGGAAGATTAGAACGTGTATTTGACCGTTTGTCTGATCAGGGTGTTAGACTGGACTTAGACGAACTAGTTAAGATTGAAACTAATACAGGTGAAGAGATTGGTGGCTTTGAAGTAATTAACCAAGGTTTAGGTGATATTGTCGAATCCCTTAGGGAGGTCAGCCCAACATTAGGCTCACTATTAAGTAAGGTTACTCCAACCGAAGGTAGGCTTCCTGGAGCGCCACCAGTTGTAGAAGGAGGCAACGAATCTGCCACCGCAGCAGACTCTGCAGCAAATGTATTAGCTGCACTCAAGATACAGGAGGCCGAAGCGGTGATAAATAGAGATGCTATAGCCACTCTAGTAGAAAAATTAAATGCAAATACTCTTACTCAACAGCAATTTATTGAAGCATCTAATAATCTAAGTCAAAAGATTGCAGAGGGAGTAATCAAAACCACTGATGTTGTTACTAATATAGATATAAAGCTTCCAGAAGGCAGCATAGCTAGGTTGGGTTCAGTAGAAGAAGCGGTTGAAGAGTTTAGGAGAAATTTAGAATCAATTGTAGACACGATCAGTGAATAATTATAAAAGTGAATTTTAATAATGCTAGTTTATTAGGTTTTAAAAAAACAAATCAATTCTTAAATTCCAATTTTAGATTCGGTTCAAGAGTTGAGTATGAGATAGAGGGATATTTCATAGATCTTCAAAATGATATTGGTGTAAGCGGATTAGTTAGCGCTTCTGAGTTTTTTAGAACTGGTCTTCAAGATTATCAGCCGATAATACTAAATGGAAATGACTTCGGAAAAGGTAGGGTATTAAGTTTTAGTAATAACGATGCAAACTCTTTACAGTACTCTACTTACAATCTATCAATCGAAGGCTTCCAATCTGGAAATTTAAGCAATCTTTCTGGTAAATATTATAGCGGATTAGCTCCCTTAGTAACTGGAAACACCATTTTAGAATCTCCATACCTGCTTGAGGATTTTTCTGAAGATTTTAATATTAACAGGGATGGTGATCAATTTTCTTATACGCATAGTATAAATATTAAATATGCTAGTGGCGATGGAGTGATAATCACCCCTATTCAAAGAGCAAAAGGTTTAGCTACGGAAATTTTTCAAACAGTAGAACCGCCCTTTGAACTTTTAGATAGCTTTCCTGGACAGAATTTTTTTACTGGGGCAGTAGACGAGAAATTTAATGAATCCTACGATTTAGTAAACAACTCGGTTAGTATTTCTAGAAAATTTTCTACATATACTTCTGAATTTGAAAAATATTCAGTAAAGCGCTCTCATAACTTCACAAAACAAGCAGACGGAATAATCTCTGTTTCTGAAAATGGCTCAATAAAGGCAAAATCCTTTTCTATAGAAGTCGATCTATCCGAAGCTATAAAAAGTGAAATAAGCGGATCTTATGGTAGATGTAGTGAAACTTATCTAGCATATGGTAATTCCTCAGCTCTACCTTCTGGAGCCATTTCTAATTCTCAAACTATTGATAATTTTGCTGGCGAGGCTAACTACACAATATCCTTTAACGATGCTGATTCTAATTATGGAGAAAATTATATTTTAAATTCAACACTCTCCATGCAAAGACTAGGAGACATTATGGAGATTTCTGAGGAAGCAAGTATATTGGGAAGAGGTGAATCTGAGGCAGAAAAAATGCAAAACTCTGTGAATGGCTACAATATAGAAAAAGAAAATATCTATGGAAGATGTTATAGTTTTTATCAGGAGCGGGGCGGTATTAAAGATTTGAGCCTAGAGGATTGTTCTTATAATAAAAAAACGAATGGAAGTTCTATAGACTATAAATATAACTTTTCCGATGACTCTTCTCTAATAAGCGGAAGAAGAGTTTCTATTTCGGTTAACGATGACGATTCAATTAATACATTTGCCAATTTCTCCGCCTTAGGTGAGAAACAATTTGTACAAAAAATCGATACTACAAATCAGGGATCTAGAGACTTAAAAATATCTATAAATGGACAAGAGGAAGATACGCTTTATGATCTTCTTGACCAGGCAAAGGGTGTAGCTAATGAGCATGTAAAGAACTATAATGATACTTATATTGATGGCGCAACTTACCAATACAATTTAGAGGAAAATGCATTAGAAGTATCTGTAAAATATAAATTCAACAAACTGGTTAGGAATAGAGCTACATTATGACTCCAACTAAAATAATTTACGATAGCTTTGACTTTGGTGATCAACCAACACCATTCTTGAGTAGTCAGGAGAATTTTTTAAAGTATGGGGAAAACTTTGGGAGTGAGGAATCGTACTCTCTAAATGGTCAGCTTACTGGAAGGGACTTCAATGATCTTAGGTCAGAGCAATTGAAGCTGATTAGCGGGTTTTCAAAAGACTTTGGAATTTTTATAGTTAAGGATTTTAAGCCTTATGAAGCAGAGGTAATGGTAAGGAGCGGAGTAAAGATTGATTCTATCGACTTTGGGCAAAGCAAATATAATAAAATTATTGATTATAATATTAGCTTTACTGCTTACCCAGTAGATTATTTTGGTGATAATTATGGAGTTATAGATCCACAGGAGAGTTGGTCGTTTGAAGAAGGTAATGATGGAATAGTTTCAATTTCTCACCTTATAAGCGCAAAGGGCATAGAAACTCCTCAAGCCGATTCATATGACAAATCATCTTCATTACAGAATGCAATAGACTACGTTAGGCAAAGGACTGGATCTACTCAAACTTTCATTTCTCCTCACTTTATATGCAAGGATTCGGACTACTCTTTAAATTTAAATTCTTTGCAAGAAAGTATAGATAGAGTTCAAGGAACTTATAGTGTAACTGAAAGTTACTCTTCTGATTTGTATGGAAACTCTGGTATATTAAGATATTCGGCAGATATAGACTCATCTATTGACGCTCCAAATTCTATCTCAATAAAAGGTAGATTAGAGGGAAGCATAGGTGATCCAATATCTATAATTAGGAATAGATTTTTAACTTATGATTGGTTCTCTACGGCTAGTGAATTTCTGACAAATCAATTTGGTTCAACATCTATTGGACAAGAGCCACTGCAGAAGGATATTACTGAAGACCTATTTAATAACTATATAAACTTCTCATACTCATTTGGTGATGATGAATCTATACGGGATCAGGTTAGAGTTGATACAAACATTTCGATCAATAGTGGAACCTCTTTAGTCTCCGTTTCTGTAGGAGGGTCTATAACATCATCTGCCGATAAGTCTATAAGGTCTGGACTTATACAAAGCGCTTTTGAGGATATAAATATATTCGATATAGCTAATGGAGAGTTTAATGCTTTTTTCGGAGGAAATGCACCAAAGTCTTTAAGCAATAGAGTTACTGCTGACTCATTTTCAAGGGACTCTGATACATTCGCTATAAATTTCGATCAGTCATTTGATAATAAAGACGCTCCAGAGGAAGACTTTTTTAAGGAAGTAAAGACGTCTCTATCATTTACTCCGTCTAAGATTTCTATAGCGTCAAGCGCACTTCCAGGCAAGGGTGGAAAATATGATACAATTGATTTGGAAATTAAAAACAGAGCATATTTAGACATATCCTTAAATGCTATACTTGAAACTGGAAGTTCTCTGTCTATGGATCAATTGGTATCCTCATTGAAAGTGAAGTCGAATGATATGCTTAGCGAATACGGGAAGCTTCAATCTTTAAATTTAGAAGGAGTATCGATTGGTACTGGGGACCCACTATCGATAACTCTAAATTCAAAATACTCTTTTGAAAGTAATAAGAATCTTTTTACGGCTCCCAACTATTCAGTTGTAAATGATTTTAGGGTTTAACTATTTCACATACTAGTTAAATGTCTGTATATAGATATAGGAATGGAAGAAAAGGATTTTTATTATTTTGAGTTTTTGGGCGAAAGGTGTATCAAGCATTTGTTCAAGGACTTCCTTTATCAATTAGAGGATATACAGGAAAAATACTCTATAGAGGACGACGATTTCGAAAAAATAAGAAATCGAGTTTTAGATAAGGGTAATGATACTATTCGTTTCTTTAGGGATCAGGGAGAGAATTATACAAAATTAAACTCAGGAGAATAAATGAAAAAATTATTTAGTTTTAAGGAAAAAAATAAGGACAAGGATTACGAGTTCACGCTCAAGCAACCTAATAGAACCGAGAGAGAGGAAATAGAGATTTACTACGCAGCCATGCTCTCAAAGTTAATGAACATGGGAGTTCAGACAAAAGCTTCCGTAGACAAGTATTATGCTGATAATAGCGATACCGCCCTACCAAAGAAAGATCAGGCTTATTATTTTAATCTGCAAAAGGAATTAGCGCAAAATCAAGAAAAGTTGATCAGAGAAAAATCAAACTCCGAAAAGAAGTTTGAGCTTTACGCTAAAATTGTACAAATACAAGAGGATATGCGTAAATTCACATCTTATTATTCTGCAATATATGATAATACGGCAGAGATTAAAGCCAGAGATAAGACTGTTGACTTCTGTATGTTAAATTACTCTTGTTTGGATGGAGATCCAATTTTTGATGTCGATGAAGAAGATTTCCAAAAAAGAGCTATATTACAATATGAGAAAGTTGACGATCTAAGGGGTGGAGATGAATCGGAATTCTGGAGTTCAGTTATCGATAGGTTTGTATTCTTGTTTACAATATGGTATCTAGATCTCGCTCAGACGGAGGCGGAGTTTCAATCCTATTATGACTCCTACTTTGAAGAAGAGCAAGAGCCTTCGGAAGAAGCTGAGGAGGAAACTGTAGAAGAACCTGCAGAAGAAGCTGAAGAGGAACCTTTAGAAGAAGTTTCGAAAAAAAAGGAGGGCTAATTGAAAGAAGAGTCGAAGCTTCGTTCAGCTCTTTCTGACATATTAAAAGGCTTCTCTTATTATAAAGATGAAAATTTTTATATTAAGCATTTGACTCTAGACGACTATGTAGATTTTGAATGTGAATATGATGCTTTCTACGAAAATCTCAGGAAAAAGAAGGTATTGAATAATGAAGAGCTGTTAGATCAAGCCAAGTCCAAGGATCTATGGTCTAAGCAGGAAGATTATGAAATTGAAGATTTAGAACGACTAATAGATCATACTAGGCAAAGCTCTCAGAAACTTCTTCTCCATTCTCAGAAGAAGGTTCAATTAGATTATATTGATGAGCTTGAGCAAAAGCTGTTTATTTTAATTAATAAAAAAAATTCTTTTCTAGCCCATTCTTGTGAGAGTATCGCCGATAGGAGGCTGAATGAATATTATTTATTAAATAGTCTTTTTAAAGATAAAAAATTTGAAGAACCTTTGCTTAGCGAAGACGATAAGCAGGACCCATCTTTAGATGTGCAAAAATACTTTAGAATACATTCGGAATGTCTTAAAAATATTTCTATGCAAAGTATAAAAACGGTATCTACTAAAGAGTTTTTTACTTCTAGTTGGAGAATATGTAATAATGCTTTTGAGTATTTTGGAAAACCTATTTGCAAACTCTCTTTCCATCAAACTAATTTAGCTAATTACGCAAAAACTTTTACAACAATCTTTGAGAGGTATCCAAATATAAAAAGCGAAGATCCTGACGAAATTATTAGATTAGCAAATTCCAGGTCCAAGCTAGAAGAAGTGTCTGGCGGAAAAGATGTAGATGTGGTTGGCATGACGCATGAAGAAGCCGATAAGATGGGTATAAAGATTAAAGACAGGTCTAGGCAATTTTCGCAGGATGCAGAATAAAAGGTGTAATATAAATATATGGGCTTAAGGGGCATAAACTACATTTATTCTGGAATATTAAAACTAGATACAGGCAACATGCCAGTATACTATGACTTTAATAATTTTAGTGATGAATTTTATACTCAGCTAGTCACACAGTCAGGAAGCCCCTTAATTACGCAAGACTCTTCTTTTATAATATTAGAGGACGTCGATGTTTCAGGATACAATTCTGTAAACTTTGCTTCTTTTTTTATTGGGCAAGATATAAATATTTTAAGCTCAAACTCTGCTTCTATAATAGGAAACGTTGATAGCTTTACTGGAAATGGAAATTCTGGAAATTTTAATTACGGATATTTAGAAATAAATAATCAAAAAGATTTATTCTCTAGAGATTTTACCGTACTCTTATCTCAAGATAAGCGTTATACTGGAGATGGAGTTTTATTTTCTTGTTTTGACGACAACGTTATAAAAAGTGGATATTCTTTTGGGATAAATTCTGCAAATAAAATGTATTTTGAATATTTTGATAATCAAAACCAAAGATACGATATACAAACTAGCTTGTTGCAGCTATCAGATAAAAACTTAATAGGATTAAGAAAATTCGATGACTCAATTTACTTTTTAGCTTATAATAATAGTACGAAATCTTTTGAGAGTGAAATAAAAAGCGTTATATCCGACCAAATTCTTCCTTGTAATAAATTTTTAATTGGTAGTGGGCAAAATCAAAAAAGCTATTCTGGCTTTATGGACGATTTTGTATACTTAAATCAAAACATTTCAACTGTAGATGCAAACATACTGGCTTCGGGCTTTTGGTCGGACACCAAGAGTGGGATTCCTTTCTTGATAGAGTCTGGAATTACTGGAGGAGTTAGTGGCTATGAATATAATTTAACTGGAGTAACTGGCATACTTTCTACAAACAGCATTTTGACTGGCACTGGATATACTACTGGTTACTCTGACATTTATCAATATGTTGTTGAAACGGGAGTTATAGCACCTGGAGAGGAAAAGATAGAGTTCTTACAAAACTTACCGCAGTATTGCATAGGAAACGAAGAAGTTCCAATATATAGAAAGGTTGTTACATTAGATTCAACTGGCGTAATTGGGTTGATTCGTCAATTCTCTGGAACCGATGAAGTTATCAATGGAACGGATATATATCAAAACGTTAACATCACTGGGTTCTTGTCTAGTGGGTTAAGAGCTACTACTATTTTCAATACTGGCAACAATGACATTTCTGGACTTAAGAATATTATGAGTGGCGACAGAAGACAGCTTTCTGAGTATGGAATGAGTGAAACTATTTATCTTGGCGAGTATTTTGATCAATCGTTTGGTCAAGAAGAGACTGGAATAAATAGCTTTAACTCTTTAGCTTTATATGAAAAAGAAGACGATTATTCTAATGAATTTAGAAATTTCAATTTCTTAAACAAGACATCTCTTGCAAGCTTAGATGGGACTGGATTTTCAATTAATCAAGAGTATGATGGGTCCGAATTTAGAGTCTTTTCTAATGGTCTTTTGAGATTTTCAAACTCTACCATAACATCAGCTGGTCTAGAAAATTTTTATAAATCTGGTTCAATAGAACCAGGTAAGGTAATATTAAGCGGTAATAATACTGACTCAAAAGTATTTTACGATGCTAATGACTTTGCAGTAAAAAGTGTCTTTAGTGGCAACAACAATATAAGCGTACACGATAACTTGTTTTTCAAAAAAGGGTATAAGTTAGCGTCTGGATTGGATTATACTGGAGACGCAATTAACAACTCGTTCACCGCAATAAAAACATCTGACTCAACTAAAGAAATTTTAGCTATTGGCTTTAGAGTTCAGAGTGGTCAACACCAGTCTAATATCATACCATCTTCGGGGAAATTCTTTAGAGGCTCCTCTACCAATTATTTTGGAAGGCTGAGGCTGCGCCGTGATCTATATTTAGAGACTAGTGAATCTTCAGATCTAATATCTAATAAAAAGCAGCTTATTCCAAGCGGAGTAAAATCTCTATTTGTTAATAGAAATTATCAGAGCGAGCTATCAACTGGATCAGTATATAGATCTTATCTAACTGGAGCCAGTGGCTTTTTCGATCTTTAGTTTGATTAAGTTTAAAATGGACTATAATTAAGTGTAATAAAATAAAGGAATGGCGATAAGAAAAACAGATAAGGTTACTTTGAATGGGAGTACTTCAGCGTACGGTGGACTAATAATTAGTGCATCTTATTCTATTGGCTTTGGGACGCAAGTCACGCAGTTAACATTAACTATTTCGAGCGAGAATGGAGCTTACACTATAAGCGAAGATAGTTTGAATGTTTTTGATAGTGATAAGATAAATCTAGGATCAAGAGAACTAAATATGGTTGCGATAGAGTACTCCATAGACGATAGTGTTAGTGGAAGAATTTTGACCGTCACTTATAACGACAAGTCGATTCTTCTTTTAGACAAAAAGTTTGTTGCTTTATTGGGGAGAAATTTTAACGCAACAGCAACGGACGAGTCTTTAATACTAGTTGGCAGAGGATACTTTACATTAGAAGAATCGTCGGAATTAGGTGGAGATTCGATTCCACTAACTAGATCAACCTCCTCTCAGGATGTCAGGCAGCTCCCAGATTATTTATATAACCTTGAGGAGCTGTTGGGAAAAATTCGAGGGAAAATTGAAAATATAGATGTTGCTTTAGCCAGACACGATAATAGCCTATTGAAGGAAACTACTGGTACTTTAAGAAACGTATTAAGTTCTTGGGGTTCAATATATGGATTTACCTTTTTTTTTAATGAGTCTGGTAAGATACAGTTTATAGATCTTACTGAAAGTATTTCTCCAGTTTTCCCTAACGAAGTTAACTTCATATCTGAAAAAAACTCATTCTCATTGAGAGATACTATATCAAAAGGTCACTCCGTTTATTACGGAAAGCCTGGTAAAAATATAGATGCTGGTGGAGGAGGCGGAAATACAACAAGCACTGGTGGAGGCGGAGAAACTAAGTATGGAGAATTTGAAGAGAAATCAGATACACAGATATATCTTTATAGGCCTACTGACAGGCCAGATCAGTATTGGGCTAATCCAGGATTTGCTATAAATCTAGGCAAAGCTGCTGCGGTAGGAGAGTCTTTTTTTGCTTACGCTGCTTTGTACTTGTGCAAGAAAGATCCAAATTCATATTCAAGTGTATTTGGATATGAACAGGTCTATACTTTGAACCCTAAGCAAAAAAAGGCTTTTGATCCAAAGGATGATTTATATGAGGATTATAACATAATCTCATATATTGAGTCAGATATTTCCGATACAGTCACAGTGGAAACTGTAAAGCAAAAATTTGCGCAATTCTTGACCTACGAGAATAATCTAGCTGAAGCCCAATATTTTAGATACAATTGGGCTATTGGTGCGGATTTAAAGTATGACAGAGAGGATATAACTGAATATGTCAATCCAGATAGGAAGAGTGCAGCTGAAAGTAATCATAGAATATATGCAACCATTCCGTGGGATTTGTCTTTCGACGTTTATGATAGTGTTAAATCATTAAATTTAAATAAGTCTGTAATATTTTTAGAAGTAAGTAGTTCCGCTAGATACAAGGCTAGAAGTGACGGATATAATCCAAATTTGAAGTTTGCAGCAGTTCTTAAGAATATAAACTTCACTAATATATTTGAAAGAATAAACTTTAAATACGAGTTAAAGCAGACTCTGAGAGTGGAGGGTCAAAGAATCGATATAAGGGGCAGCATTGATGATGGAGGAGGAGGAGGAGATCAAGGAGGAGAAGAGAATTTTACAGCTGCTTTAGAGTCAATAGCTTTTACTCAGCCAAGTTATAATTCTAATACAATTAGGACTGACGTCGATTTGGATACATCACCAAATCAAGTAGCGGCCTTATCGGATATAATTCAAGTAGACGGTAATAATGTAAGGCTTGGTAATAGTCCTAGAATAGGAGGATCATTAACTAATTACCCAAACTTGGGATATACTATAACGCAGAAAAAAGTCCAAAAAACTTTTACAATTAATAATATAGATATACCAAATTATACCGCTTCTATAGAAAAGGGGCTGCAAAACGTAGATATAAGTATTAGTAGTAATGGCGTAAAAACTACTTATACGATTGGCAATAGAAACTTTACTTTACCTAGTAAAGAATTAATAACTCAGCCAAGGGGTGCAGTTATTGTCGGCAATCCAAATTCATTACCTCCAAAGAAGAATGTGTATTCAGTAAAAAGTTCTTTAAATACCCGAAATATAGAGGTGCTACCTTCGAATCGGGAAAAGCTTTTAAAATTCATCAAAAAATAAAAAGACATGTCATTCTCAATTGGAACCCAGTCAGGAAACTTTTCTTATCAAGCCTTTATACGGCCTCAAAGGGACGATCATATTTCATTTGGGTTTTCATTTATAAATACTGGAGATGGCTCTATTGAAGATAGGATTGTTTTTAGTGGCGAAAGCGGAAAGCTTTATGATTCTGATAATAACTTTTTCTACTCTTACAAGAATCAAGATACTTTCTCCGTTTCTGGGAATAAAATTGGGAATTATAATAATTATTTCGTTAATAATGTACTTATAAATTCTTACCATGAAAATGGCACTGGCTACATAAATAACTTTACTGAAAATGGAGTAGTTTCGGAACTTAGTTTAATGGGAGTAGAGCCAGTAATTAGTATTAGTGGAATATTCGAAAATAGTAATTTAACTGGAAGTTTAAAGGTTAGCAATAATTCTAGTGAGGGAATATCATTTAATATATTTTCTGGAAAATTTGAAGAATTATCTAACTTTTTCAATTTCAATACTGGACAAAATACTGGAATAATAGAGGGTCAATCTAGTAGAGACTTTTTAATTAATCAAATTTCAAATGTCACTACTGGAACTGGAGTACTGATACCAATATCTTTTGTTTCAGACTTTGGAACTTTTACAAAAAGCGGCTTAATTAGTTTTACGAGGGAATACGAGTACCTGTTGAGTTTATTGGGGTCAGACTTTTTGGATTCTACTGGAATATTTAATTATAATGTTTTATTTTCTGAAAGATACGGTCCAAATCTTACAGATGATCCATTCGGACTTCATTTTACATTTGGTAATATTAGTGGCTATGGTGGTTACGCTGACTATGATATTAAAACTGGTAAAATAACTGGGTCAATTCCAGGATTTGATATTTCTAGAAATATAATAGGCACTGGCAATTTAACTGGAATGATTGAGTCCAGCTTGGGCGGCGGGTATTTAACACTCTCTGGCTATAGCACTGGTCTTGAAATTAATTATACTGGAAATATACCATCTCAGATTTATACTGGAGAAACAGTATTTGCTACTGGAGAAATGTCGTATCCATTTTTAACGTCCTCTAGTGGGATTGTAACTGGATTAGATGTTGGATTCATAAGGAATGTTAGTGGAGGATATAACTTCACTGAAACTGGCGCTATTAGATTTACTGGTCAACAGTCTCTATTTCCAAGCTTTACGACTGGAATAATACTTAGTGGAAATAATACTGACGGAGAACCGATAGTAACATCGAAAAATGACTCTCTTTGCTTTTCCTTCGACGTTCAGTCGTTTACCGCTACATCAAATCAAACAAGAAATAAGGAATATGCCAGTAGATTTAGCGGATTTGCAACTGGCGCATTTGATGGGATTGCGTATTACCCAGGAGATCAGGCTGGCTTAGATATAACCACTACCATTAGTGGATCTAAGGTTTCTGGAACTCCAGGGGCATTCATAGGGACTGGAACTGGGGTTTTTGACCTCATTGGAACCTTTCCGATGGACACTAGAGATTCCCAAGGAGGTTTTGTTAATAATGGCTGGACGATAGATCTATCTGACAGAATTTTAACTGGACTAGCAACTGGCTTATTGCCAGAAGATCCAAATCTTACTGGATTGCTCTCATTTGGTACTGGAGTAACTGGCGCTGGATCTAATCAAACTTCTAATGTTTATTATTCTAATATATTTAGCGGGTTTTCTAGTGGAATTTTTGATGGAGAAATGAGAATTCCTGCCGACCAAATTGGTTTAATTGGAACGAATATTATTAGCGGATTTAAGGTTTCTGGAACTCCAGGGGCATTCATAGGGACTGGAACTGGGGCTTTTAATGTTACTGGAATCAATAGAATTGATATGAAGTTTCCAATACCCGATTACAGTTTGTATGTTAGTACAGAGCTTACTGGACTAGCAACTGGGTTATTGCCAGAAGATCCAAATTTAACTGGATTTATATTTAGTGGAACTGGAATAACTGGAATCGAATCTAAATTTACTACTGGAGTTTTGACGGGTAGCGGAATAATTACTGGGCAAGCTTCTGCATTAGCAAGTGGATTTACTGGAATAGATTTTACTTATAATTACATTGCAAAAGGTAAACTTTTGAGTGGAATGACTAATGAAACTGTTCATGAAGTTACGGACGACAGATATGTTGCTACTGATTTGTCAATGCTAGGAAATTATGATTATTTGTTCAGATCTATTCGATTGGGCAACACTTTCAGCAAGAATTTTACTGTTCAAGCACAAGACATTTCTTCTGGATATGTTGATTTTACTGGTCAGTTTCATTATTCAGGAACTGGCGCATATGTGCATCCTCAAGAAATTACTGGTATAGGATATACTGGACTTGGCCTCATAGGCTCAATTTCTGAACCAGTAAAAGATATAATTTTCAATGGGGAAAGTGGGGTAACTGGTCGGTATCTAACAAACACTGGAGCGCTTATTGACGATAGCATTTCTTTGAATGGAAATTCCTACGGAATCCCCGTTTCCAGCGTTTATACAAGATTTAATCCCTTTATTTTTAGTGGCAACAGTGGAATACTTCTATATTCTGATCACACCAACGAAAAGGCCCCTATATTATCATTTTCTACTAACGATGCAGACAGGGGTTCATATATTCATAACCCAGTATGGCTCAATAGAAGATTGCTGAGTGGTTTTTTCGATCTCGATCCGTCAGACATGACAGTTGGCGTAAGTCCTAAGTACTTTTTATCTGGAACTGGAGTTTACAAAAGCCGAAAAAGTAGAAGCTACAGAATTACTGTTTATACTGGGAATAACCTTGCAGATATGATCTATAAAGAGAGAGAAACCATAAGCGTTAATTCAACTACTGATTTCAATGAGAGATTTAACGATAGAAATATAAACGCAGACCAATATGGTGTGTTTAATGTCTACTTTCTAATAACTTCAGACACCGAAGATTTGGAACCTAGTGGGTTTAATTACTTCTATTTTCAGGACACCGACAACAGCAAGAATCCACCTGAGTTCGGCCCTCGCCAGTTTAATACGTTCTTAGATAGCTCTGGGCAGGGATTTCGCAGATTTTTAACAAATTACTCTTCACCGACTGATGCTAGTGGATATCTACTATCTGCCGATACCAAATATCCAACTGGGTCTACAACTAATAGGATCGCCATAGCTTTACCAAACACCATTAGCGTTACAAGTGGCTTGAATGTATTTCAAACTGGGTTTAATATGACTGGATATGCTGAAAATGTCAGCTTTGAGGGTACTGGAATGTCTGGAGTTGGCGGTACTATTGAAGTAACTGGTGAAAATGCTGGATTTTTATATGCCCTTCAAGATGAAAGTCTTTTTCCTAATAGTAACATACCCAACGAAATATTCACTCAAATGACTGGAAATTTTAATGGCGAGAAAAGTATAAATAATTTTGAGATTCCTACTGGAATTTTTATGAATAATGTGGTTGGCTTTTTAAGAAAAAGAGTAGACTCCACCAACGAAAAAATCGACGGTTATTCATTGGGTAATTATGAACTAATAGAGCGATTAGGAATATCTAATTATCAAAGTAGTATGGAAGAGATTAGCGGTATCATGAAAGCATATTGTGATAAAATTGGGTATAATGTATATTTTGGAAGTGGCAGAATTGGATTTACTTCTGATCCTGGATTAACTTACCCAATCGGAGGTGCATTAGGTTTTGGTCTTGGCACTACCACAAGTACTGCTTATGGTCCTTGGAGTAAAGATGCAAAATATGCAACCAGGCAAAGTGGAGGACTTTATACTTTAATCGAAACTGGTATAGAGGTTGCTACCCAAGGATCAAATCTTCCATATTCAGGTATAATGTCTGGAAAAATAACTACTGCAATTCCAACTACCTTTGCTACTGGATACGTTCCTTTCAATTCTGGAGTTAGTGGAAATATTTATTCTATAACTTTTACTGGTATTGAAAATACTACTTCCAAATACTTTATAAGTTCATTAAATGAAGGAGATATTTATATAGATCCCTTTGCTTCTAGCGGAATAATACCCTCTACTGGACTTGGAACTGGAATAGACCAAATTACGGTACTTGCTGGAGAGAAGTCTGGCGAATTAGCCCAGACCCTTTTAAATATGTTTCCTTTTTCTGGAACTGGAGTAAGGGCATTATCCAATAGCCCCCCATTGGGTGGGGATAATGACCTTTATGCGGATAACTATATATTTTCGGGCGTTCCTACTGGAATATCATTTGCTACTGGGGATGACAGTACTGGTTCTTTATATGCTATAGGTTATACGGGAATCCAAACTGGGCCTGCCAAATGGTATATAGATAATTTAGACTTCAGTGGCAATATTCTAGACCTAGATGCTACAGTCACTGGCTATGTGCCAACCATAGCAAGTGGAACTGGAATAGACCCTATTACGATCCTTGCTGGACAGCAGTCTGGCGAATTCGACCAAGCCATTCTCAATATGCTTCCATTTAGTGGAGTGAATTTGCAGACAATAACCTTTGACCAACCAGTAGGAGGGTTTGAGGATTCTTATGCAGATAATTTTATATATTCGGGAGTTAGAAAGGGATTCAACTTTGCAACTGGGATATTAACTGGATCGTTTGATTACACTGGAATATTAAACTTCACTCAAAGAAACTTACAAAAAACGGGAGTCAAGATTGGAATTGGAGTAATATCTGGAAACATTACTGGAATAGTATACCCAGGAAGCGGAGAGTTTAATTTCTCTGGAATTCAAACTGGACTGCCGCAGTTTATAAATTCAGTAGTACCAACAGGACAGGAGGTATTTTTACTATCTTCTGGAAATGTTCCTATAACTCCATTCACTGGAAACTTAAATAGCTCTTTTATTGGAACTGGATTTTATACTGATTTTGTTAATCCTGCTGACTTAGAATCTTTGAGTTATAGCTTCCCTATTCCAAACTATATAAAGACCTTTACTGGAGAGTATGAGATTCTTACTGGTATTAACAATACTGGATTTGCTAAATGCACTGGCTTCTTTAATATACCTTCTATTAATCTAACTGGCTATTCGGGTTATGTTGTTCTTACTGGAGATGATGACTTAAATATCCAAATGGTAAAGAAAAAATACTTTGCTGATTCTGTAGATTTAAATATAATTAAATATAGTGGCATCGGTACTTTAGACGCATCATACGATAACACAGGATCTTTAACTTTTATAGGATAATTATGGCAATAAATAATACAAGTTTAGCAGCATCGTTTATAGAATACGACGTAGATGGAGAAAACCAAGATGGACATTTAAGCTACTCGATTTCCCCATTAACATCTAGCGACAAACCAAGTCTTAATATGGAGGACGAGAAGAAGTTCAATACGTTTAGAATTCAAGCAGGTTCGGACAATGGATCAAAGATGTTTAATATAGACATGAATCTAGAAGATTTAAAAGCTATTGCAGATGCGGCGGATAAGGATATAGAGATGAAATTTAGAACATTGAAAGTATGCAATAATGGGTTAGAGGCTAACATAGTGGTCCTTTGCAGCCAAGCTTTTAGAGTAGACCCCTAGTATACAATATGGGCGACGAAGACGTATACTTTAAAATTTATGGAAACCCAATAATCCTTGGGCAGTCCACTAACTCAGGTGGTGACAGAGATGGCAGAGAGGAAAAATCTAGAACGGTTAAAGTGAGCGTTTCTGTTGGAGACACCATGTCTTTCACTTTCAATACGCTTGATAGTGTTGCCAACAATGGACTTCAGGGAACTTTTCAATTATTTGCTAGAAGTGGAATTGAATTTTACGACATAGAAGAAGATGAAGTAATAACCAGCTTTAAACTTCCAAAGGAGCCTACTGTACAAAATGAATTTGATGAGCCTCTAGGTTATTATGAAAATAAAATTTTGTTGGTCAGAGATACTGAAGGTAGTTCAAATTTTCTACCAGTAGAGGTAACAATCCAATTTAAAGGAACTGTAGAAATTCTTAACGCTGGGTATGATTTTTATACTTATGATCAGTGTTGTGATTGCGCTCTTCTTCCGCATATAGATTATAGAGGTTGCACCGTTTATTGCGAATGTCCACTACCTGCTCAATGCGACAACGATGTAGAATGCGATTGCAATAGTTTTTGTGATTCATCTGCCCCTATATGGCAAAATGACGCTTATACAAATGGAGAAGGGGAGTGTACCCAAGGCTGTGAAACTAATGACGATTGCTGTACGGATGACGAAAATGATTTTAGGTGCGTAGATGGGGAATGCCAAATAGCTACCGAATGCCCATGCCCAGAAGGGCAAAGATGTGTAGATAAAAAGTGTGAGGATGATCCAGATGATCCAGATGATCCTGATGGTCGTGATTGTGGTGATGACAGACCATGTCCCACTGGTTTTGAATGCATAAATGGGGAGTGCGTGGAAACAGATGATCCTGATCCTCCTAGTATTGGACAGGTATACATGATGGTTCAAAAGGTAAGGGTAGAGCTTAACAAGGTTAAATATGGTTGGGATCAAATAGGACAGGTTGCAAGTGAAGTTTTTTATAAGAATTTTACAGATCAGACTATTGTGTTTAGGCGATACAGAACCGTTGACGTTGATGAGGGTTGTACAAATTTTAACGGATATGAGTATAGTGAGTACGGAAAACAGATAGGCAATAAAGGACCCTGTACAATTGATAATAACTCCGACGATGGAGAACCAAGAAATGGAGATGGATCATTTACGAGGGCATATGTACAGCTTGAGGGTACTAATTATAATCCTCCAGATGACTTAATATACGACCAGGGTATTTTCGATACTCCTTATAGGAGCGCCCGTTTAAGGACTATTATGAAAACCGCAATTCTTCAGTCTTCATTTGACAACTATAAAGGTTTTCCAAAAAATGGGGTTTTAAAGACAATAACTTTTAATGAAGATGGGAGTCGCTCGACTGACGTTAAAAGAGGGCAAAATGTAAATTCTGACGCAGGCTCTAGCTATGGGACAAATGGTTTTATAGAGAAGATTCAATACTATTTTGTAAAGGTTATAGAAACTAGTACTGCTAGTTCACCGAGTTTTGTAACCACAGAGGAAAGGGGTGAAGATATTGAAATTAGTCGAACCACTCAGACTGATCAAATCACTGTATCTGAAAAAGATACTTATGTAGATGGAAGAACTTCAAATGAAAATTTTATTAGTACTACGCCCTCTGACACAACTATACCTTGGTCTAGCGTACCCTATGATACTAGAATTGTAGATGTAAACGGAGTGAGTCCTAATGGAACTAAATACCCTATTCAAATTCAACAGAAGATAGTCGTGACTAATGTGTATACAACTAGTTTGTATGATGATGCAACCGACGTATACATAAGTGGTCCTGGCATCATAGCAACATTCGAGACGCCTGATGCTATATTTGACCAGAACCCACCTGATGTAGAAGGTTACTGTGAGACTTACGAAGACTGCAATTCAGGTCAGGACTGTAGAAATAATAAGTGCGTTGCAACTTTAACGCAACCATGTAGTAACAATTCCGAATGCCCAGAAGGTCAGAGTTGCGATAACGACGGAAAATGTAGGGGATCTCTTGACATAGACTGTGGTGATGATCCTTCGCTCTGCCCTGCAGGAAGCCAGTGCGTAGATGGAAAATGCAATACAAGTGATCCAGATGGTCCAGATGGTCCAGATGGTCCAGATGGTCCAGATGGTCCAGACAAGCCACCGCCAGTCGAACCTCCTGACGATCCTGACGATCCTGACGATCCTCGTAACTGTGACGGACCGTGTCCAGATGGACAGATATGTGTAGATGGAAAATGTGTGGATGATTGCCCAGAAGCACAGCCCCCAATACCAAATTCAGTAATAGTAATACAATGATTTGCGAAGAAAAAGAAGCTATTTGTAATACCTGCCCGTTAAAAGCTAATAAAGTTTGCATTAAGTGGGCTAAGGTTTGTGTGGGTATGAGGTGTCCAATAAATGCATTTGAGGATAAAAGTGCCATAGGAAGGCTAGTGAACTGGTCGATAAAACCCGTGCGGAAGATTGAAGTTGAGAAAGCTCCAGCGAATTTAGAAGATATATTCTTTGGAATAAAAAAAGGAAAACTTCCTAATAAGTACAAAGATTTAAAAATATCATATCTTAACGATAAAAATAATTTGGGTAAAGGCTGCTCACAGTGCAAGCTTAACGGATTGATAAGCCAATACAAAAAAAAGATAGCAAGTATTTAGCTTGCTATCTTTTGGTTATTTTTATATTTTTTTAAAATTATTGCATCAACTTTTTAAGTGTTGCAAATAACAATATTTGCAAGAAGTAGATATAGGGCAAGTACATTACACTTCCTCCTATAAGGGTGAGTACTACTGATATCCAGAAGCCTATGCAGATGGGACACATTAGTAATGAGGCAACACTGAAATCCGTCTTAAGGATCTTAAAATCAAACTTCATTGCTATAAACTCATTGATGTTTGAGCTATCCAGATCTGTTTTAAATAAAGTATTAATAAAATGGATTTTAAAGTCGCTTAAAAACCAAACAGTAAGAACTAGGCATCCTGATACGGACAAGTAGACAATTAGGGGGAAATTACAAATAGTATTCATATTTTATTGATTTAGTCTTTTAATTTTAGAAATAAGCTCAGTTGCTTTCACTTTCTTTACACTTTCCCAATCTCCATACTCAGCCCATTCGTCATATTCGCTTGGCTTAATCCAGGCTTCTTTTGGATGAGACTTAACTCTATCCCTAAGAAACTGCTTGAATTCATCGAAGGATGTAATGGACAGCTTGTCCTTGGAGGCCTTTCTCAGGGTGAAGATCGGGCCAGTAGGAGCGCCAATAGAAAGAGTCGATGTATCATTCTCTTTTGGAATTTCCCCAATTTCATCAGCTCCAAGCATCGAGATATTAAAATATGCTTTTACGGCTCTGACAAAAGAACGATTTTCTGCAATAGGACCTAAGTAATATTTTGCAAAAGAATTTGTATTGCAATAGTGAGCATCACCAATTCCGCTAGTAACTTTTCCATTTGCCCACTTAATCTTACAGCATAGTCCAGTGTAGGATTCATGAGATTGACCAATGGGTTCATAGTCAATTGACTCGAAACCTTCTTCGTGCAAAATGTCTTTGAAGAATTGTAGCAGAATAATTTTAAACTTTTCGTCAACAGACTCTAAAACTTCCTTTTCCTTTTTCTTGGAAATTTTTTCGCTGTCTATTTTACCATAACTCTTGGCCATCTGTTTATTCAGAACCAAAAACTCTGGATTATCTTCTAAGTGTTTTTTCCAATCAATCATATTAACTTTCTAATAGTTTCTGCACTTCTTTTTTGCTAAGGAACCAAAAGTCATAAAAAATGCCAAAAGCCTCTTGGGTGATATCATCTTCTTCAATAGAAGAATCGAAATTTGATGAGAAAGGAACAGTTGAATTAAAAATATCTTCTGGCTCATCCTCGTTTTCATCGAAATTAAATTCAAGGCCAACATCCTCCATTTCAACAATTTTAACTAAACATGGAAAATCTTCTGGGACATCCTCAGAGAAGAATACTTCTTTGTTATTTATTTGGCAATCTTCTGCCATCATAAGCTTCATATCTTCGAACTCCTCTTTATTTTTAACTACTGTGCTATTTTTAATCATATCTATATATTATTTGGGATTGTTATTTTGTCAAGTTTTTTTTGATGATTCTAAAAAATTGGACCTCTTCCATGAAATCTTCATCCATCTCTTTGAATTTAATACAATTATCTTCTAGAGATTTAATGCTTTCATCGGCAATCATCGCTTGTTTAGATGTAAAGACCTTGCCGTTACTTAAAATGAATTTATTCGAAATGTAAAAGCAGTCAGAATTAAGACCATCTATATTAACTGAATCAATCTTCTTTAGGTGGACCTGGCCTATGTCTAAAAACATGAATCTTATTTTGTCTATATTTTCTGCATCATCTGACCATAACTTACAATCTATACCGATATTCAAAAGACTTTTGACGTAATCTTTATTAGCATCAAGCGATACTTTGAAATTAATATTTGAGATATTGTCTCTACAAATTTTGTACAGCCTTATTTCGCTTTCTTTGGAAGTAATGACAGAGCATTTGACCTTTTTTAATAAACTAAATAAAACGTTATCATTACATTCATAGTCGCATCTAATTGTTGGCTCAACATTATTAAGAATGTTTGCGTCTACGTCTAAATTTGGGACAATTTCTATTATTTGTTGCGGATAAAATTTACCAGTAAAGATAGTTTCTTCGTCACTACTCTTTTTAATTCTAAGAGCTTCGTAGACTTTATTTACAATGTCCTCTACCTTTATCATGTTAATCGTCTTATCAGGCTCATTAGAAGCGAACGAGGGGTTGTTCCCATTTCTATGTGAAGAGATTAAATGCGTATTTTCAGATTTAAAATAAGGTCCATGATTCTCTGGAGTAGTTGGGCCATATACGGAGACTACGGGAGTTTCGTGAAGTCCAGACAAATGTACAGCAAAGGAATCATTGCCCAAATGAAGGCTGCTGTTTCTTAGTATGTAATTGGTTTGATGCAAGCTAGTTTTGCCAATAAGAGATTTCACGAAAGGGATATTTAACCCCTCTGTTCCTATGTGCAATATTTCATATCCAGCATCATGCAGATCCTTTTTAATGTATTTTAATACATCAATCCAGTAATCATAATTCTTACTACTCATCCCAGATGAGGTCTGTATAGTAATATACTTTTTAGGTGTTGGATAGAAGAATTCTAGCGGCTTGCATTTTCTGATTTTAAAGCCAGAATTTAAAGAGTAGGTTTTTAACAATGAGGGCATTATAGTTCTGGGTTGTTGTTTGAAAGGTAGTTTAAGTGCTTTTGAGTTGATACTGTTGGCATGATGAATACATCAGCTATATTCTTTTCGCTACCTGCTCCAATTACAAAAAGCTCTTGCTCTAATTGTGGATAAAATGGTATCATTTTATCGACAAAGTCGCAGCCAACAAACACTTCAAAGTATTTTGGGTCAGTGCAAACAATAATGTTATGCTCTGGATATTGTTTTCTAACACCCTCTAAAAGGCTAAGTGAGATAATGGTATCACCCAAGCTCTCCTTGATTACGAACAGCACGTTCTTTTTGCCATTTTTAGGCAAGATATCTTCTATGTCACGATTCTTGGAATCTTCTTGTTTTTCAACATTTTGCTGAGAAATATTACGAAATAGGGAAGCGATACTACTATAGTCCTCTCCCTGCTCAACCCTTTGCATCCAATGCCTCATTCCAGCCTCATCTGGATACTCTGCTCCAAGATACCCTAAGTAGAGACTGCGTATGAAGTTCTCTCCAGTTAAATTAAAATTTGGTTCAAAGCTTGGATTTGACCTATCTTCGTCGTCAAAAGAAAAGTCAGTATAATCTACTTCAGGTAAAGAGTCGAAGATTTCCATCCATTTAGCGGCAATAACTTTGCTATCATATCTTTCCTTAGCCCATTTGATGGATTTGATTTTTATTTCATCCTTATCCTTTTCTGAGATTGTTTCGATCTTTTTAATAAATTTAATAATATCATTAATGTTTGGCTCTGCTTTTACGAAGCCAGTTTGACACTCTCCACTTTCAATATGTCTTATTTCGAAAACTGAATCACAGGCAGTATACTCTGACCCGCAAGAATAAGAAACAGTAGCAAGCGGAAGCCCACACATCATAGACTCTGCGTTACAAAATTCAAACCCACCGCTAGTAAAAACTGAAATACACGCATCTGCCACTCCATAAATCTTACACATGTCCTCATCCGTGACCCCATTCCCAACAGAAGAAGAGTCTACGCATTTCTTATTCCCGCAAAATTCGCAGTCTTTCTGCTCTCCAACGTACCTATTAATTTTAAACTCCTTACATTTATTGCAAACATAAGTGGTTAAAATGTCTTCTGGATCAATTTCCAGAGACTCGATGATACGAGTTAGCGGCCAGCCTTCTGTCCAGCTACAATGGAATAGTAGCTTGGATTTGCTTTTTGGATTCTGTAGCTTATGACTTTTAAAAGCCCTTAGGATAGAGTCATATTTTTTTCTAAGTTGATTACGTCCAAGGTAAAAGAATAAAGTACAGTCTTTTTCGATCCCAAATTTCTTTCTTAACTCTGACTTTTGTAACTTAGAAATTGGCTTGTAGCACTCTCCATCTACAGCTCCATTAACAGTACCTAGATTATATCTAGAGGAAAAATTCTCTTTATCAAAAACCTTTTTAATTTCTTTTTCACCAAAGCTTGCCCAAGAATAAAAGTTAGAGTTCTTTGCTTGCTGTATAGCTTCGGGCAAGATTGGAACCGAATCTATAGTAACGTGACTAATTAGATTAAGATGTTTTGCCCACTTAGTATCGCAAAACTTATCTGGGGGAAAAGCCCAAATATCATCAGAACACCATAAAATATCAGGCTTTTCATCCTTAACTATCTGCTCGACTCTATATCCTCCATATGTAGCCATGCGAGAAAGATGTGGGTCAGACTGTATTTTTTGAATATCTGCTGGATTACTGGGAATAGAACCAAGAGTTTTCCAGGGATACTTATCTAAGTTATGATCATTCTCGCTAACTCCAGAGCAGTAATGTACTATCTCGTACTTGTCTAAAGGATAAATCTCCTTTAGAATAGCTTTCAAGTTTCGAGACAAACCAGTTTTAATAAAAAGAGCGTTGGTGAGGAATATGATTTTCTTTTTCTTCATTTTCAAATTATAGATTTAAACTTTAATTTAACAATAAAAAAGCCAGCCATCTTTCGATAGCTGGCTAGTTTTTATATTAACCCACCTTGACCTTATTAAAACGGCAGATCGTCGTCGGAACTAAGCGGATTGCTTGATTCAACGAATTGATCTGGAGCTTCCTTCTCTTCCTCTTGAAAAGCTGGTTTACTATTCCCTTCGAACTGCTCAAAGAATGAAGAGGCTACGTCCCACAGGAAAGTCTCTGGTTCGGACCAATCCCACTCTTCCTTGCCACGAACAACCTTTTTTTTCGGAGCGGGAAGGCCATTTGGATTATCTTTCGTATATGCAAACTTCACAAAACCTCCATTTTGTTTGATTAGCATTACAGGACTCTTATCTTGCTTATCTGGAAAGCATACTAATTCTATTTCCTGAGAGACTTCAATATTTGGAATTCGTTTTACGAAAGCATCTCGGAGTTTGGAATTCCAAGGAAGCTTGACGATATACGATTCTTTCCCATCTTCAAGATTAATAGAGATTTGATCACCATAGTCTCCGCTTTCGACAGAGCCTCCAGAGATCTTACCAGTAACGCTACCGTACTGAAGCTCATATACTTCAGAGCCTTCGTTAGGTCCATTTTTAAGGGTGCGAGATACTGCCCCCTCTGTGCCTTCTGGGACACGTTGTGAAATCTTCCCACCGACTACTGTCAAGTAGGTAGATGATTTAGTTTGTTTGTTTAGTGCCATAATTTTGTATTATTTTTTGTATTATTATTTATTGTTTGTTGTTTAGATGCCCTATGTTAGGGCAAAGTTATATAATGTCAAGTATTTTTTTGTCTTATATTTGTGCTAGAAAATCCTGGAATTCGTTTTATGATTCTTACCTCTCCTCCCCAGTATTTACACTCTTTGTGACCAACTATTTTTTCTAGTGGATAGTCATCGCCAACAAATATTATTTTGGGTTTAATTTTATTAATCAGGTCTATGGGGCTGTCTTCTATGAACGAATGAATTTCATTTACTCCAAAATTTCTAATCTTCTTTTTTCTTTCATCAATGCAAGAGAGCAAAAGTCTTTTGTTTTTTATAATATACCTATCTGAGTTAAGAGCAACATGGAGAATATCGCATTGCTCCATAGCTGTCTTTAAAATATATTGATGACCTTCATGGAATCCATCAAAGCATCCAGCTATAAAACCTTCGATGGGGTTATTAGTCATTAAGCTCTGTTTCTGAAACAGAAACAACTCCTCTCTTTGATACAGCTATTGATGCGACTTGATTTGCGAATGAAAGGCTTTTATTAATATTGGCAGAGCGCAAGTATTCTGCTACAAAGCCAGCTAAATAGCTGTCACCAGCTCCAGACACGCAGTTAGCTTCGACTTCTTTTGTTTTAATGGTAGAGTCAGTATTGAAGTGATAAACCCCCTTCTCGCCCAACGTGACAAATAAGTTAGTTTTCTTGAGCAGGGTGCTAACTTGTTTCCCAGGGTCATAAGGAAGAAAGTTTTCATCAAATTCTTTTTTATTAATTTTTATAAAATCTACATACTTGATCCAGTTTCCAGCTTTCTTTTTTGTATCTATAATAATTTTGCATGAGAATTTTTTACGAATATCATGTATAAGACTTTCAGTAATAAATCCCTTGCAGTAGTCTGAAATTACAATCATATCTATAGGGTCACTGCATTTGCTCGAAGATGTTGATTGAATCAAGCTCTCAAGACTAAGGGGTTTACAGGGACTTTCTTTGTCTAATCTTGCAATATGTTGCCCAGAACTTTTATGCACGTATCTGGTTTTAATGATTTCGTTGTCTTGATGGACGAATAAAATTTTATCACATCCCAATGACTTTAAGTTGCTTACTACGTTAGCAGCTCCTCCATCATTCTTTTCTCTGAAAATTTCTTTTATTACTGGGCAGCAAGCTTCTGGAGAAAGCCTGTCGGAAGAACAGTAAATGAACTCGTCCTTTATAAATTCTCCAATAACTAAAATCATTTAGAGCCTTTCCATTCCAAGAAATCAACGGAATTTGTGAATTTTGGACATCCTTGCCATGATTTCTTTTCTACAAGGCTTTGATCCTTATCTTTAAAATCTTCTTCATCCCTTGTACTTTTTATAATATTGCCATCTTCATCTTTAAGTATCCAGTAATCGTATGGCCATTTTTCAGAACATACGTAATATGGCTTGCCTCTCTTTTCTACATTCTTATGAGTGTCTGAATAGGAGTGTCCAGGATATTTTCCATAACCGCATACAATAGAACCAGAGAATGTACCATCCTTTGGATAGCCTTTGTCTGCTGCCATATTGTCATACATGTTTAGCTCGTCAAAGTTTCTTAGGTATACGTAAAGATCAGAGAGCCAAGATTCAAACCCTTCTAAAACTTCATCGGTGACTTCTACTCTTTGGTCTGGCTTATCTGGAAATCTAAGAAAAACAAACTCAACAAAGGCAGTCATATCCTTAGCTTTCTTAGCCCAGAGAATATAGGACAGAGCCTGAACACTGAACTCCAACTCTACATCTTGTTTTTTCTGAGCAGAAGATTTATAATCAACAATTCTATATTTTTTGCCACGGCTAGAAGGCTTATCAATCTTGCCTCTCAACTCATAAGGCTGATCTTCAGTACCCTTTAAGTAAAACATGGTTTCTAGGTTTTCATAGTCAACCTTATAGCCTTTGCAGTAAAAGTCATAATTCAAACCTACGAAAATCATTTCGCAAATCATCTCAAAATTATTCTGACCCTTATCATCTAGCTCCTCCATGTTGAAGCCAGACATCATAGAATTGATTAAATCAATAAGCTTCTTATCTTTTAGGATAGACCCCTCTTCTAGAATTTGGTCAACTCTGTCCTTATGTTTTTCTTCGATAAGCATTTCGAAAATGTCATGACATATCGTGCCTCTTAAAGCTCCATAATTTTCTTTATCTGGAGTCTTGTTCAAATACTTTGCATAATAAACTAAACTGCACTTCTGATATGTTTCAATCTTGGAGGCACTTAGTACATGTTTTGTTGGCTTATCCATTAGATAAAACCCTTCCTACGTTTATCTCTTTTTGACTCATCTTTTGTTTAGTATCTGATTTTGCTCTAATATATTTTTCTCTGAATAAAGTTATTATATCATCTGGATCTGATTTGAAAAAGTTTTTTACATTACTTTTATCATCTGAAAGATCATTGCATGAAGGAGTTTTTATCTCTAAGTTATGAGGTTCGAAATACTCAAATAACTTTGTATAATTTTTTACTGCTGCATTTTGACCATTAAACTTACTATCCTTATTATAGCAGATAGTTATTAGGCTAGGATTGACTCCCAATATAAAGGACATCATAGGCTTGCTAATATTTAAACCCATAGTTGGAAGTACGTTGGTGATGCCCTCATCATAGCAAGCAACGCTATCACTTGGACCTTCTACAAGAATCAAATGAGAATTCTTTAAAATAGATTTTAAAATAGGAAACTCGTCATTCTTTTTATTGTAAAGCCCAAATAAGAAATTTGTAGACTTGCCTTCGTGCTTATACTTTACACTGTGTTTTTCAGTAAGATCTCTTCCTGTAAAACCTACAATTCTTTGATGTCTGTCGAAGACTGGCCATACGTATCGCTGGTAAAGCTTTCCGCTATGAGAAACACCACCTTGAAAGAAGTCCAGCGTTTCTTTGGATACTCCTCTATTCATCCAGTAAGAGTGTTCTGGCAAGAGGTGGAGTAAGGAATCCTTTGACCAAAACTTTACTTCATTTTCGTCATTGATGATGTCTAGATCTAAGGAAGCAATTTTATTTATAACCGCCTTGTCTGGCTTTTTGCCAGTCATCTTTTCAATCAAAATCTCAATAGGGAAATTCTCGTTTATTGACCAATCTGTAGTCCAACCATTCTTTAGATTTATAGAAGCCCCAGAAGGGTTATCACTATTTCTATAAGTTGGGCAGAATTGAGCAAAGCCAGAGTCATTAACGCTGATGACTTTTACACCTATTTCGTCTAAAATGTCTTTTACTGAGTTCAAAGTATTGCCTCTCTAGTTGAATTGTTGTCTCTTGGATTACCATCAGCAAGTAGTTCGAGGTACTCTTGAACAGCTCTACCATCTCCGCCATCTTCGAATCTAAAGTTGTGGAAATTTAAATTTATCCAATTAGAGCAATACTTATTATTGATCTTAACTGGATTTTCAAACTTCCATCCATCTTTTCCTAGCTTTCTGAATTTAACTGGTATCAAAGCATGGGTTCCAAATCGCTCTACTGGTTGCTCAGCTTTTTCATCCATAGTCTTTTTCTTGATTAGTCCAACGAAGGTCGAGAGTTGCTGAATGTAGTCACTTTCTGCTAAAGATGAATCGTCATCTTCTCCATGTCTGTTTCGTTGAGCGCCGAAAAGAAATGTTGCATTGGAGTTTTGCTTAATCTCATCTTTTAAAATATCTAGAGTTCTAGCTATATCAAATCGAGCATGCTTAGGGTTAGCTAAACCATCTCCAGTAATCTTAAGATAATCAAAGACAACGATGGCTGGATTCTCTTTGCCAACATGCTTACGTATCCATCTTCGAAAGATAGATCGAATTTCAATCGCATTCATTCCTGGAATATAAACGTGGTGGAAGTTGTCAGTAGAGGAGCTACTTTTAAGAACCGTTCTAATTTTATTAACGGAATCTTTATTCTTAGCCCATTGACCACTTTCAATGAGATAGGGGTCTACATCTGCAACCAAAGCGGCCCACCGCAATGCTTGCTCTTTATGCTCCATTTCTGTATCAAGATATAAAACTGGAAGCTTTTTACCGTCAATAAAATTCTCTTTAATTTGATTTGCACATTGTTGCGCTAAACTAAGTAAAGCGCCAGATTTGCCATGAGAAGGCCTACCAGCAAAGCAATAGCTGTCCTTTGGGCGAAACCCACTAAAAGCCTCATTGAAGGTTGGCCAAGGAGTTTTAATTATATAGTTAGCCTTATCGTCATGAAGTGTTGCCTCAACAAGGTCGTATGCAACTGAAGCAATATTTATTGGTTCATTCCTACTTATGATATTTTCGCCATTTTCAGAGAACTTGCTCTCAATAGATGCCATGAAGTCAGATAGATTGCTGCCACTATATTGAGAAGCAATCTCTGCAATCTCATTAGAGTTTACAATTACATTTCTCTTTATCCGTAAAATTACTAGCTCTTTTGCAGCATCCACAGTCGCCTTTTCAGACAGGGGAGTTAGCAACATATTGTCGATAAAGTCCTCTACGTTACCCGACATTAAACTTATGCCACTACTTTTGCATCTAGCAGAAATTATGGCTGCATCAAGAGAGAGACCTTCTTCTAATAGACTTTTGCAAATACGGAATAGCGACCTTGAGTCAGTGTCTTTAAAGTCTTCCTCACTAATAAATTCAGAAAACTCATCCCATACTTTATCTGAGTTATATATCAATCCAGATATAAACTTGCGTTCTAGTGCTTTGTTCTTGGGAAGTTCTACGTTTGTCATTGGAGTTGAATATGGGCAATTTCTTTAGCATGTCAAACAAAAACTCCCGAAAACTGAAAGTCAGTAATCGGGAGCAAAGTTGATCAATATGTTCTAGACGTTATAGTAAAAGTTAGCTACTTCTCCAAGCGACTCTTCATAGAGAAAAGCTGTAGCTGAGCGAACATTCCCCACATACCCTTTATTGGAGTGCCAAGCATCTGGGGCGCATAGAGATGGAAGTATCCTGACTTTAACTCCATTATATTCTTTCATTTCTGTGCCATGAAAGTGACCAAGGTGAGCAGTTCTAAACTTACACTTAGAGAAGTTTGCGTTCTCTGTAGCCATGAGAAGAGGTAGGTTAGCTGCCTTTTCTTCGTTGCCATGAGTAAATAGAATTAGATTTTTGCCAAAGGTAACATACTTTCTAGAAGTAGGGGAGTTGTCAATTTTGACAGCATCATTGTTTCGATACCAAGCGCTTAAGAATTCTCCAAGATAAAAACATCTCTCGAAATCATGATTTCCTGGAACAATAACTATATCTACATTTACCTTTTTCGATAGTTCATCAACCACTTCTGCAATCAAATTACAACCAACTTGAAAAGACTTCGGCCATCTTGAGTCATCATCCTGCCTAGTACCCTTTGTAGTCATCCCAGATAGACCCTCTGAATTAAAGAAGTCATTTCCAATGGGAAGCACAATTCTATCAACAGATTTTAGATCGACCTTAGAAACCAGATAATGCATGGCTTCTCTGAAGAGGTTGCTGGCAATCTTAATGTCATAATCTTCATAGCCAGTTTCTTTGCCCCAACATAATTTGCTTAAATGCAGATCTGGAATAGATATTTCATAGATATGTTGACCAGCAGAGTTTCTTTTTTGTACTGGTCTGGAGATGTTATTAAGCTCCTCCTTGAAGAGTTTGATTACTTCTTTGGCATTTACTGTTTCCTTCTTCTTTAGCCATGCCTTTACTTGATAGAGCGGAGAGTGTCTCATCTCTCCGTCATTGCCTTTAGCTGCGACCTCCCATTTATTTACTATGTATCTCTCAATCTCCCAAATATCTAGGTCAATCTTGCACACTTCGATAAGATCCTCAAGAGTTCTAATGTTGGAAGATTTAGACTCTGCCGTGGCCGAATCTTTCTTTTCGTCAAAAGTAGCCTTTTCAGGATTAATAGACTCTTCGTTTTTACTTTGTTGCGGAGAGTAATCCGCGTCAAAATTTTCATCCCATATATTTTTAGCTCTAACCTTTGAAGCAGTTTCTTTTAATCCTGTTTCAGACATGATATGTCTAGCCACTTCCATTCTACTGCAACCATCCTTGTAAAGATCGATGCAATCCTTTGTCAACTTTTTGTCTTCCATACTCATATTATACACTTTCTATTGAATCCTTAATAAAATTAAAGATCTGTTCATTTGTTAGTTTTAGTGTTTTCTCATCGATTTCGATATATTGAAAACCATTCATTTCGCACCATTCAATCTTTTTAAAGTCCCTTTCTAGGGATCGTAAAAATTTTTGCCTATCTTTGTGGAAAAACTCATTGTATGTATCATGCTGTTTTGGGGAAACTTCAATTACTGTTGAAGTTGTAAAGTTAATTAGATCGACCCTAAGCTTACTACTTGGTATATAAAGTTCTTCGTGAACATCTTGGAAGCACCAAAGAGGTTTAACGATATCCTTTATTCGTTTTTGAGATTTTGATACGGACCTATCCCAATCAATTTTACTCTTTGCAAAAGACTTGTTTACATCTTTGCCGAATATATTCTTTATCTTCAAGAGAGCAGGGATTGAAATTTTTCAAATAAATACTTTTTAGCAATCTCATTCTCTTCTAGCCAGTCTCTAAGCTTCTGTTCGCCTTGAAGCTTGAAATCTTCAGAGTTTTCTGGGATTAGAGAATTTAATTTTGCCTCTTCAAGGAATTCACTGCTAAAAGATAGCCAAGCCCCAGCCTTCTTAACAAATCCCCATTCCATCATAAGGCTGGCAATTTCATACTCAAGCCAAACACTTCCAGATGTCCCAGTAGAATTGTATTTAATAGGATATTTAACGGATAAGGTCCTCTCTTTATCAGTTTTAATAACGTTCACTTTACACCAGTGACCAGAAGGATCGTTTGGATCTCCAATCAAGTCTGATTTATACTTTGGCTGAAACTCAAGGAAGATTGTTGGATAGTGATCTTGCGCTGCACCACCAGATGCGCTGGAAAGTTGCGGAGAACCCTTTTCATACGGGTTAATTCTAATAGTTGAACGAACTTGACCTATAAGGCCACATACATGGCCGAATTTGGACATAGCGAGTGATACACGACTAAGGAAGTCAGAAGTTATCAGGGCGGCTCCTGCGACCTTCTCAACGGCTCCAGAGGCCTTCTCTAGATCTTCCCTACGCTTAAGGCCATTGGTAGAATCAATGACAAAAAAGTATCTCTTATTTTCTGGGTTGTTACGAATTAAGCTTCTCACTAGATCAAATACAGCTTCGTATACTTGGCACTCGAAAACAAAAACACTCCCATCTTCCCATGTCTCTGGATCATGAGTAAACTTTAAACCAGAACGCTTCTTAGTTTCTTTGCCTAGCCTACCTTCAGCCAACACCCAAATACATCTTGCGTTTTCTACTCCCTGTAGAAAGTTCTTAACATCTTCCAGCATTTGAGAAGTTTTTCCACCCCTACTAACTCCAGTATGACGAATGATTCCTGGGGTAATCTTCCCAACATGTAAGTCAAGTAGTAGACTTCCTTGGGTAACGCTAAAGTCAACAGACTCTTCGAAATTAAAGTGATCATCCTTGTTCTGCTTTAAGAACGAAGTTAACTGAGATGTGGGGTCCATACCCTCTTTTATTTTTTGCTTGGCCATTATTTTAAAAAATTCATAATTGTTTTAGGTTTTTTTAGTTCAATCTTTTCTGCGACGAACTCATCTTCAAGAATATAGTTAGGCTTTATTTCTGGAATGTCAACATTATTATAATAATACTTTTTTAGGTTTTCTCTAACAAATTTCTCCCCCTTGTCAGTTAAAAACCAGTGCAGTGAATTCAACTCGAAGCCAAGTGTTAGAAATTTCCAAAAGTTAAAATCATCTCCATAGTTATTATACATCCTTATGAATGCAATTTTCTCTGACTTCATTTCTTCACGAGACAAGGCCTTCTTTTTCTTGATAAATTTACTTGAACAGTATTCAAAAGAATCTTTCAAGAAGGACAGGTCAATCTTTTTTACATTTTTGGGTCTCTTTATCTTTAATCCGTCTTCCGTTTCTACAGTAGCATCAAACTCAATAAGATTGCTTGGCTTAATGTTTAAATTTTTAAAAGATTTTAATAAAGAAAAGTCGTAAGAGCTACATAGGAACTGGTCGTCTGCATAAAGATCTATAAAAAGCATTTTTGGCGCTATTCCATATTCTCCCTTTTTGCATATGTTTCCTTTGTATATTCCCCTAATTCTTTTAATCATAAATTATGACTATGCTAATAGTAGAGTATTAGTCAATGATTAAATCATTATTAACCATTCTTTTGACTAAAGTCTCAAAATCTACTCTCTTGATCCAACCCAATTCATTTACAGCTTCTGATGGATCACCTAGCAATAAGTCAACCTCTGCTGGCCGATAAAACTCAGGATTAACCCTAACAACAGCTTTACCATTACAATATAAAATTTCGCTCTCTTCTGAGCCAACCCATTCAAAATAGCTGTTATTAATATCAGCATTTTTAAATGCCAAATCAACAAACTCTCTTACTGTGTGAGTTTCGCCAGAAGCAAGAAGATAGTCTTTGGGATTTTCCTGATTCATCATTAGCCAAACTGCTTCAACGAAATCCTCTGCATGACTCCAGTCTCTCTTGGCGTTCATGTTCCCAAGCTCTAGCGGCTTAAAATCTTCTTCACTTTCAATAGACTTCTTGATTCTAGCTACAGCCTTAGTAATCTTTCTTGTTACGAACTCTTCGCCACGGCGCTCCGACTCATGATTAAACAAATAGCCCTGAACCGCATACAGGTCGTATGAGTCTCTCCATACCTTTACTATTTGTCTAGCTGCAACTTTAGCCGCACCATACGGACTTCTTGGTCTGGATGGATGCTTGAGGTCTTGTGGGCTATACGCAACATCGCCAAATTCTTCCGAAGATCCAGCATTATAATATCTACAGTTAGGGCAAAACTTTCTTATCGCCTCAAGTTGACGCATAACACCTACGGCATTAACATCAAAATGATTTATTGGCATTTTCCAGCTATTTCCTACGAAAGAGTTCGCAGCAAAATTAATAAAATAATCTGGGTTAATTTCATGGATACATGATGAGATGCTTGGTTCATCCGTCAGATCCATTTCGATCAATTCAAAGCGCGGGTTGTCGATATGGCTAATATTCCGATGATTTGGTACGCTCAATCTTCTGATTGCTCCAAAAATCTTGTAGTCTGTATTTTTCAACAGAAAATCTACCATATAAGATCCAACTTGCCCCGTAACACCAGTAATAATTACTTTCTTCATACGGAAGATGATATTGAGATTAGAGCAATTGAGCAACTATTCTTTGTATTCTTTTAGCATTCTTTCTATAATTCTTGTGCATACTAAGTAAGAGGATGTAAAATCCTCCTTATTGTTTATCATGGATTCAAGTTTTTGACTTCTAGCAAACTTATTCTTATATTTAACCATACCTTTGTAGGAAATACATAGAGCGGAGTATAAATCCAGAACTCTATCGTCCGTTCTGCGATCTACGCTCCACTTATGCGTATCCATAACGATGTCTCGCGATTTAATTATAACATCGAGACACCGATTTATGGAAGGTAGGGAATCTTCCTTGAGTAGATCCATCTCCTCCTTATTTAGTATATCATCCTTCACAGGAAGTACAGTTATTAATCTTCCGACTTAATTCTTGAGAGGGATTAGCACTTCTTTGATAATAGAACGTTTTAATTCCAGACTTCCAGCCAAAAATCAACAAGTCGCTAACATCTTTGGGTTTTACCTCTGGTCCAATCATTAAATTGAGGGACTGGGATTGGTCTATAAACTTTTGCCTAGAAGATGCTTGAATAACAATGTCTTTTTGAGATATCTCCCCAAATGTTTTAAATACATTCTTCTCCTCTTGACTTAAGAAGTCTAGGTGTTGCACTGATCCACCATGCAGTAAGATTGATCTCCAAGATTCTGGACTATTCTCACCTTTAGATTCTAAAAGTGACTTCAAGAAAGGGTTTTTATAAGTAAAATTTCCTTTAGCCAGTTTTTTTACAAAGTAATTACTATTCAACGGCTCAATAGACGGAGATACTTGACCCAGAATGAAAGAGGATGATGTTGTTGGGGCTATTGCTAGTCTAGTAACATTTCTTATTCCTTTACCCTTTAGCATTTCTGGTTCACCAAACTTATCAGCCATCTCTTTTGATGCTTTTAGTGATCTACTTTCTATTTCACTCCAAATTGAACTGTTAAGTATATTTGCCTCTAGACCTTCAAAGGAAATGCCTTTAGATTGAAGTAGAGAATGCCAGCCCAAAGCTCCCATACCCAAAGCTCTTTGAGATTTAGCGAACTTGTGCGAAGATTCCATGTGCTTGATATTCTCAGTCTTATCAACAAACTCCTGATTAACTGCATCAAGAAAATATGTTAGAGTTTCTACTGCATCAGTTTCTTTAATTTTGTCCCAGTGTAGTAAATTTAAAGAAGATAATACACAGACAAAAGACTCGTTTTCATTAGAGCTAAGGCAAATTTCAGAACAAAGGTTAGAACTGTTTATCTTTCTGTCAAGATCTTGATATATCTTAGGCGAGTTGTTGTTGACCGTGTCAGAGAAAAAGATATAAGGGTAACCGCTCTCAAAACGCTTCTTTATAATCTTACCCCAAACCTTTCTTTTATCTTTATCCCCTGCGGTCATTGACTCCATCCAGTCATCGGTGATCGTAACCCCAATACTCATTTTTTGAATAGGATGCCCATCCTCTCTAATCTGCAAAAACTCTTCAATGTCAGGATGCTCAACGGGAAGGTAAGCAGCAAAAGATCCTCGCCTTGCAGAACCTTGACTAACGACTTCAGCGATTTTGTCAAAAATTTCCATGAAATGGATTGGTCCCGACGACTCGCCACCAACAGAAATATTTTTACCTCTAGCCCTAAGCTCTCCGAAAAATCCAGAAGTACCACCTCCCATTTTAGACATAATGCCCACCTCGGAAGCTTTATCTAAGATCGACTCCATAGTATCCGATACGTGAGAATTAAAGCATGACACTGGAAGACCTCTCTTGTTACCAAAGTTGACCCATACAGGGGTAGATAGAGAGTAAAAACCTTTAGACATATAGTCTAAGAATTTTTCTGCAAACCCATCTACACCAAGAATCTTCTCAGCATTTTCGGCAATCTCAGAAATTCTACCTTCTGGGCTTTGACCCTTTTTTAAATAACCTCTAGAAAGAAATGTTCTAGAGTCTTCGTTTAACCAATAATATTTTTCCATTAATTTTAAAATAAATCGTCTTCATCAAAAGACTTGTTTCCTTTGCTGTATTCCACTGGACGAGAGTTAAAGAAATCCGTAGCTGAATTACCTAATACCTCTTCATCAAACCAAAGCGTACTCTCCAATTGTTCACTGTCAACTTCAAAAATCTTTTTGTAGCCAATTTGTTCAAGAGAATCATTTAACCTACTTTTTACGAACTCTTTGAGCAGATCTGAAGACAGCCCCTCTTCTTTAATCCCATTGATCATCCATTCAATAATTTGAGACTCTGCCTTAAAAGCCTCTTCTGCTTCATGTAGGATTTTGTCTTCTAGATCTTTATCAAAAAGTTCTGGATGCTCTTTACGAATAACGTTGACTAGCTTGATACCTATCTTTGCGTGGATATCTTCTTCTCTAGCAGTATATGCTGTTTGCTGATTAGTATCCTTCAACAAGTTCTTTTTGCCAAACCAGTTTATGATATAAAATTGAGAGAATAGGCTCACATTTTCTACAAAAAGAGTAAATAGTATCAAAGCATAAACGAACTGTTTTTTAGAGTCTTTATAATATCTATGAGTATACTTCTTTAGGTACTTAACTCGACCATCGATCCAATCCAGTTTAAGATTTTGCTCGAATACGTCATCCAAACCAAGCACTTCAATCAGGCGCTCATATGCGTTGTTGTGAATTACTTCGATATTGCCCATGACGTAACCCATATCTCTAATAGATGGATGAGGAAGATTGTCTCCAATCTTAGCCCAGAACGTCTTAACAGCTATCTCTATCTGCCCGATGGCCGATAAGGCTCTAATAATAATCTCCCTTTCTTGGTCAGTCATGTTAATTTTGTAGTCTTGAACATCGGACGTAAAGCTAAATTCTTTATCTGTCCAATGTCCTTCCCACATTGCTCTCATGAATTCCTCTGTCCAAGGATAGTGATCTGGTTTTCTTGCGATTTGTTCTTCGAATATCATTTGTTTTTTTTGTTTTGTATGTTAGGGCAATAGGTAATTACATCTTTCAAAAAACTTTTGCAAGAAGTTTAAAAGAAATAAAATTATAGCTCTAAATTGTGTAACGGAATCTACTTTACCGTACTAGTAAAAACAAATATTCTTTTTTCATTTTCGTAAATATGTTCGAAGTCATTAATCTTTGGATATCTAAAAGGGGAACCATCTCTATGGACAATAAAGTCCACTTCCCTGGTCTCAAATTTCCCATCGACCTCTACTTGCATTTCTTTCTTTTCTTTCATTTTTATTTGGTGTTGTTTTTTATTTTGGATATTTTATCCAACTGCTGCAATTGTTGCAGCCCTTATGTATGATGAAAATATTGGAGTTGTCAAAGATAATTTTAACTTAAATTTTAAATATCTAATCTTCATAGATTATATTTGGTTTTATTTTATTCGTTTTTTATAGCGCACATCCAAACTACTGGATCAAAAGTTTCTCTGTAAATTACAGAAATATTTTCTTTCTCCAAAGTTTTTTCTACATCTTTATAACATAATTCCTTGCCATACCAAATTTTATTAAGATATTTTTCTTCCTCCTCTTCACTATGAAAATAATCGTGACCCATGATAATGTCGCCCTTTTTAAGATATTTGGCAAAAGTATTTACTTCCTTTGGTTTGTCCCCTCCGTCACATAATAACAGACTTCGTCCATTTTGTTGGATTAAATTTCCAATTTCAGCTTCTTTTAAAAAGCAATCTTCTTTAAAAAACTTTGCTCCCATCCCAATAATTAATTTTATAGAATGAATATCTCTTACAGTTATATCCATAGTGTAAAATTGTTTTGGTTGTTTATGATGAGTTCTGGCTTTATGGGTAGATGGCTCTGAGGGATTTTCTGCTTCAACTGGAATTTTTGAATTCAAGCAATAAAGAGCAAGAGGTATAGATAATCCACAGTCATGGGTTCCGATTTCAATAATATTTGTAAAATTATAATAATTTAAAAGATCATTAATTGCCGCAAAAGCTTCATGCCTTTGTTGCGTAAAACAACCAAAAAAACTACTATGCATACTTTTTAATAAGCTCTCTCTATTTTTTTTTAATTCATCCATAACTTCTCCATCAACGTTAACTTGCATTTCTTTTTTTTCTTTCATTTTTATTTGGTGGTGTTTTTTATTTTGGATATTTTATCCAACTGCTGCAATTGTTGCAGCCCTTATGTATGATGAAAATATTGGAGTTGTCAAATACAATTTTAACTTAAATTTTAAATATCTAATCTTCATAGATTATATTTGGTTTGATAAGATTGTTTCGATGATAAAAATCATCATTCAACTTAACCTCTCCATCTTCCCATTTGTATGAGCAGCCATGATTATGAATGTTTTGATATTCTATTTTGAGCTTATTTCTTTCTGTATTAGTCCAAGTAAAATGTGGAACCCATGCGATGGACTGTGGAATAACTTTATTGGACAGGGATTTGTAATTCAACTCACTTCCATCTTTAGAGATGTAAAGTAAGTCGTTATCAAAATAAAAATGAGAGGCTTTTAAACCCCTTGCGTTTACTTTGAATATTCTTGGTGGAGTAAAAGGCTCTATCAAGTAACCATTACCAACGTAATTTTTGTAGCTTATAGCCCACCAATCAATAAATTCAGAATTCTCTACATAATTAATAATGTTTTCTAAATCCAATTTGCTGAATTTTTCATCAGAATCAATCAAGAATATTAAGTCGCAATCATTTTCGAGAAGAGGCTTCAGGGCGAAGTTTCTCGCTTCAGCATCTGTTATGTATTTGGGATCACTAATCAAATAATCAATATCACCATTTTTTAACTTACCTTTTAAAATACTAGTAGTGCCATCGTACTTTATACCTTTATCTTTATATTCGAGAAAAGGTACTGAAACAGCACTAATAATATGACCATACTCCTTACAAAAAGGAACAAGGTCCTGTAAGCAGCCATCAAGAAACTCTTCTTGATTGAAAGCACAAAGCATAAAACCTATTTTCATAGCCACCAATCTAAAATATAATCTGATCTGCCTTCATCAAAGTAAATCATTTAGTATTCTCCTTTGCAAACTCTTCTGAGCCAATGTGGGTAGCATTAATCGTATTAGGATCAAAGAAAGCAAATGGCGTACTCACTGTTGCAAAAAGCCCCTTCATAAACATGCCGCTAAGTAATTCGCAATGGGATTTGAATCTCAAATCATTTCGGTTTATTTGTCTTACTGCTGCATACCAATCTCTAGTTCTCATTAGAGTAGGCTGAAATGTTATTGTTGGCCCATATTCAGTATAATCAAAATTTTGTAAGTATATTTCATTTGTGATTTTTGTGGCTTTTGAAACATCTGTATTTATATCTGCATTAACTCTTACACAAAGAATATCCTTATTTGCTTTCATCAATTTTATGCCCTCCTGCAAAAGATATATCAAAGGCTTTTCAGTGTTTATTAACCAGTCATCTTCGTGGAATAGGATAAATTCATTATCGTGAACAACATTTTCATTCATTAGAGTTTCCATGTCTTTGAAATACTCTATTGCATGATTATTGTTTTTTCTGTTCCAATTACCCTTTGTCGTGAATACATCAAAACCTTTTGATTTAAAGAAAGACTTTAAATCCTCGCACTTGTCTTCACCTTCCTGGCTATCACATACCTTTATGTGGGCAGACTTGTTAGAAAAACAACCTTCGTCAATCTTAGAAAGATGATTAATTGTATCTTTAGCACAATCCTTGTAGCCAAAATGTCCTTTGGTTGTTGTATACAACGTTAATGATATGGGTAAGTTCTTCATGCTTTCTAAAGGGTCAAGTTTTCCAGCAATACAACTGGTATCGGACCACCATTGCAAGAAATAGCATGTCTAAAAAAAACTGTTTTCATTTTCAATTTATCTTGAAAACTTTCTGCCCATACTGTTGGAACTGATTTGTGGCAATTATTTGGCTGTATCCAATCATCTACTAGAGCATATGGAATTTTCAAATCTAGCATTAATTGAAAGTCATTTCTTATGCCACTTTCCCAATGATCACCGTCAATAAATATCATATCAAAAGACTGCCCTTCTAAATCTGGTCTGACATCTTGAGAATACTTTCTAATGAAAGTAAATCGATCATCAAACTTTTCTTTAACTTTTTCTGTTGCTTTGAGTTTTTCATCATACTGCTTTTGTTCAGCAGCTTGATATGCTTCGGAAGCCAATCCATCTATAGGGTCAACTGAAGTTAAATTCACACCTTCATCTAAAGAAAGCATAATAAATGCACTACCACCCTTATAAAATCCAATTTCTAGAATATTATTTGATTCCGTTATATTCATAGCAGATTCAAATATCCAGCCATCCTCTTCTGGTACGGAACAAGAATTTAGCCCTAGTTTATCATACTCTTCTTGAATTTGTTTTATTTTATTATTTTTATTCATGATTCTTATAAGAAATCTATTTCAATATTATGTTTAAAAGTTTCTCTTGATTCTAAATCTTTTTTAGATATTCCAACCTCTTCAATACTTTCTCCTTTACGGTTTTCCCAATGGGGTTTCCACCAAGAATTAATTTTCGATCTTCTATCCATATCTATATAACCTAAGTGCCAAATGAAGGGATTATGTAGCTGGCAATATCTTAGAGGATCTATTTGATAATGATGGCATATGTCAATATATGGAACTAAATTATCATCTTCATCGAGAAGTTCGCAAGTATCTGATTTTTCTATATCAATTTTACCATCTTGCTTTCTAGCAAAAGAGACTACTCCCCTCTTAGTACCCTCTTTCTTGCATATATACCATTTTTTATTGATAGAGGAATATTCATAATAAGATCCATAAAGATCAATAACTGGAATGAACAAGGATTTTACACTCTCATTTGATAAAAGAGTTTCTGCAAAGCTTTTCCAGGCTTCTGGCTTTCCGCCCATTCTTTCATCTAAATCACACTGAACGACAATTTCGTTAGAAGAGTTTTGATGCGAGCTATTTTTAAGCTTACCATCAAACTCAGGATCTTCCAGTGAAAAATCTTCCTCAATTATCTTTATAGGTTTAGAACTTTCGAGTTCCTTTAGGATTTGCAGAGAGTTGTCTCTAGAGGGTATAGTACTTATAACAATCTCATCTACGTACAATTCCCAGTTTTTAATTGCAGAATGAATGTCAAAGTCATTAGACTCTATGTTAAATGCACTAGTTGCTAGAGATATCATATAGGCTTTATGTTTTCGTAATCGTGATTATCTAAAATGTCTACTTCACCTAGTATTTTATTTCTATAGAAGTCATTAAGAATTTTTTCTTTATTGATAAGATCTTTAGTATCTTGATCTATGTCCTGCTCAAAGAACTCAAGGACTGATTCGTAATTGAATTCAACTCCTTTGCTTAACAGATGATTTCTAAAATCATGTCTATTCTCTAACCTAATTCTAGTAAGTCCTTCATCTTTCTCAGTGCCTAAATAGCACTGCATAGTGTTATCGATTAGATAATATCTAAAAAAGTGTTCTACAAAATGAAGTTTTTCTCTCTTGTTTGGCCTAGTGTTTGTGAAGTATTTTGAACTGTCTTCATAGCCCGCAATCTGCGTAAGCTCAGCAGCTCTATTCATGGGTCTGATGCATTCATGAGTTCCGTTTTCATATTTCATCCATTCGTTTTTTCTAAAAATAAAACCCTTGCCATGAAGAAAGACTCCCTCAAGGTCATTGTCTACCATTGATTTTCTAATCTTCGGAAGATCTGTTGTACAGAAATTTTCTGTCATATTTTCCAACGAGTCTAAAACTACAAAGAAGTCTCCAGAATTCATTAATGGGTCAAACAAATATCTATTCCTAGAAAAATCATATCTTCTAATCCAATCGAAAATATGAATTTTACCTTGTCCCCTATTTTCATTTAGTATGCTAAATAACTGGCTTTCCTGTTCAGTTAGGATTGGTCCACTCTTATGGAGAACAATATTCAATCCATCGAAATGCTTAGCAATAGGGATAATGTTATTTTTTACGGCTTCAATAGCTGGGCCATAAGTAAGTCCGCATAGCCAAATTTTATTTTTAATCGGTGTCATTTTTTATGTCTTCTCTAATTTTTGATTCCACGATTTCATTGGTAATAATGTTGTCTCTCCAAGCCTCTGGTACATAGCCCCTTTCGTTGTTTTTCCACCTAGGAAAATCTCCTTTTATCAATCTATCCCACTCCTCTTCGTTAAGAGGTGGATAAACCTCATGCCTATTCTTCGGGGGGTCAGTAAGAATCCACATCTCCTTGGTCCAGCAAGAATGTTTTAAAATGCAAGGGTCTTCTTGTGACAATTCTCTTACTGAGTAATAACCTTCGTCAGAAAATACTGTTGGCCTAACATGAGCTATAACGCAATTATTGTCTGCAAAAAAATCTTGAACCCATTCCTCTACATACTTTTGATCATTTGTGATTCCTGGTCCACCTAAAGTAGGTTTTGGAATTCTTTTATAGAATTCCGTTTTCATCATATTAGCTCTTTCTGAGAATTTTCCATTCCCTTGATTTCCAGCCAAGTCAATGCAGTGGTATTCGTCCAAAGCTCTAATCATCCCATTCATTGAATCTGCGTCAATCTTTTGATTTAGCCTTTGATCGCTTTGGACGTATATCAAATATGGAGTTTTGCAATAATCATACATTTGAACGGTAGCTGGGCCACAGCCAAGATTACTATCGTTTATAATTAACTCATCAATTAGTCCATCATTCAGGAACTGTTTACTATAACTTTTTGGAGTTCCGTTGTCGATAAAAAGAATGTTAACATCTATCAAAAGATTTTCAGCTAAGGACATTAGCAGTTCCTTTGACTCTTTCTCTTGAAAAAAGTCAAGAATCCCAATCGTTATCTTATCTGTAAAATCTTCCATAAACTTTTATAGTCATATTATGATTTAAAAACAATTCTTTTTTAGAAAACTCGTTTTCTTATTTATTTCTTTAGAAATAAATCTTTATTTTATCCTTTATTCTATGGTAAACCATAGGGTTTGGTCAGAGTAAACCTATAGGTTTAGTCTAAATAGGTAGATTTTAGCACTCTTTGCCTCCCATCAAAGGCTACTTGCTTAAGTAATTTAAGCTTTTTTAGTTTGCATATTGTATTGGTTATGGTTTGAGGACTGGTGTTAAATTTTTTCGCCAAAAAAGCATTCGATGCCCAGCATCCACCTCGATCATCATCATCCAGATTGAAGATTTCTGCCCAGATGCATTTTTCCATCCAAGTTAGTTGTTCGTTCTCCCAGATATTTTTAGGTATCCAAGTCCCTTTCCACGCACGTTTAGGTTGTTTTATATCTTCCATTTATCAAACATATAAAATATCTTGCAAAAAAGTCAACTTTTTATTGACATTTGTTTTATTTGTAGTATATTAGGAGGAATGATTGATGATTTATCTGATTTAGAGCTTACTGAAAATATAAAAAATGGTATTGACGTAAATAACTGTTTGAAAGAGTTACAAGAGCGGCACAGCGGAATCTTTTATAAAAAGGCCAATGCTTACTCTGGAATAATGGAGATTGAAGATTTAAAAGAAAATCCTTTAAGTTTTTTTTATGATGCTGCAAAAGAATTTGATGTTAGTAGGAGCAAATTCTCAACCTGGATAGGCAATAAAGCATTTTGGACATGTCAGAGCCTTTGCAGCTCAAAGAAGTATTTCGTAGAAATAGAGGATAACCACTTAGTACACATGCCCAATTACGGTAAAAGGGAGTTATTGAGTTATGTTGAAAATGATATTCAAAATAAAGAAAATAGAGAAATTTTAGAAAAAAGGTTGTCAGGAATGACATTTTCAGAGATAGCTAAAGACATGAATAACAAATATTCTGGCGAATGGATTCGTCAAAAGTACAATAGAATTTTAGATAGATATAAACAGATTTTAAATAATGAGTAATTTTAGTTTGCAGGTCCCCATTAATGGCACTAGCTTAGGTCAAGTATCTACCAATCTTCTATATGAGCTATTCTCTAGAAAGCTGGAGCCTAATATTTTTCCAATAGCTGGAATAGATCTATCTTCTTATGAAGATATCATTCCTGAACAGTTCATGGCTTGGTTGCAATTGTGTACTCAAAAATCATTGAAAGACTTCAAGAGAACTGAACCGTCCTTGAGAATTTGGCACATCAATGGCTCTCAAGATTCAATCAGTAAAAACCCCTTCCTTTATTTTTTCCATGAGCTAGATCAACTTACTGCGACTGAAAAAAATATTTTGAACTCCTATGACAAAGTTGCATCACCTTGTTCTTTCACGGAAGAGGTCTGCAAAGAATATGGAGTTGATAACCACAAAACAATTAACTTGGGTTACAACTCCCTTGCTTTTAAAGAGACTGAAGTTAAAAAGTATGAAAATAATGAAATTGTAATTGCTTTAGCTGGCAAATTTGAAAAAAGAAAGCATACTGCTAGTATCATTAATTTGTTAAAAAATAAATTTGGGAATGATAAGAGATTCAAGATACATCTTCATATATTCAATCCCTTTTTCCATCAAGACCCGAATAAATCTATGGAGATAAACAAAATGAAAGTAGTCGAGGCTTGTGATGGAGATGTTCCCCATAACATGATCTTTATGCCCTACTTTAGAAAGTTAACGGAGTTGAATCAAGCATATAATATTGCAGACATTGTTGTTGATGGAAGCGGTGGAGAATCTTGGTCTCTACCTTCTTTCCATATGGCTGGACTCGGCAAGCAATGTGTAGTTAATTTTAATTCTGGAATTAAAGAGTGGGCAACTGATAGTAATTCTATTAAAGTGGCTCCTAATGGTAAAATTTCAGCAATCGATAATCTTTTCTTTCAACAGGGGTCTCCATTTAATTGCGGAAATATTTATGATTTAGATATAGAAAATATGTCTACTTCATTAGATTCTGCCGTTAAAAATGTCCTTGATGGGAAAATTAATGAAGGCGGCAAAAAGCTACCATCTCAGTTCACAGATGCAAAATTCTGTGACGAAATACTAGAACTAATAAAAATATAATGAATACAAGTACTATTAAATCAAAAGTAACAAAGTCCCGCGGTAAATTTATGAGAGTAAGTCTACAAAATTCTAAAGTTTCCGAATGCTTTATGGGTAAAGTTAAATCTATCGGAGAAACATTCGTAATCTTTGATCGCTTCTCTGGAAAGCGTGGAGAAATTAAAGTCCATCGAAACTCAATCAAGAGTCTTGCTGTAGTATAATTGATGGCCTTCCTTCGGGAAGGCCTTTCTTTTTTGCAATATTATTGTGTATAATACCTACTATGGACATTCGTAATTTTTTAAAAAACGGAAAACAAATAATGGAAGTATCTTTCTCAGAAGATGAGCTATGCTTTATAGAGATGAGTGAAGCGTCTCTTGCAGAATCCTTGAAAAAGAAGGTAAAAGAACACAATGAAAAATTCGGAGACGACAAAAGAAAGAGAGTTACCCTCTCTAAACTAGAAGCGGTATACAAAAGAGGGGTTGGAGCCTATCGAACAAACCCTCAGAGTGTTAGACCAAGCGTAAAAAGCTCGCAGCAATGGGCTATGGCGCGAGTCAATTCCTTCTTGCATGCATTAAGAAATTTAAAATACAAAAGTGGAAAACACGACACTGATTTATTGCCAAAGAGCCACCCAATGTCTGGTCCTTCTGGAAAAGATGGTAGACCCAAAAAAGCCTCCAAAGAAGCTCCTGAAGGTTATCACTATATGCCTGATGGCAAATTAATGAAAGACTCTGATCATAATGGTGCGGCGAAGTGTAAAGCTGGAATGGAAGATTATATTTTTTCCACTCCAGAAGGCGCAAGAAAAAAATCAATTCAAATTGGTTTTAAGGGCGAAATTCACACAGACGAAATGGCTGACGGAACTCCTATGTATTTTCCAGGATCAAGCGAAGACGTTTTCCAAAAATGGTTTAACGAAAATGATTCTCATGATGCTTCTTACAATAAACCAAAGAGTATAATGTCTAGCGATTGTGACGATGATTTGGATAGAGATGGAAAAGAAGTTGACTCTTTTACTTTTGCGGCTGAATTAAAAAAGGGTGTCAAATTGAATAAACCATTCAGAACACCAAAGGGTCCAAAGAAGTTTTCGGTTTATGTTAAAAACGAAAAGGGGAATGTAGTAAAGGTTAATTTCGGAGATCCTAATATGGAAATAAAGAGAGATGATCCAGATCGCAGAAAGTCATTTAGAGCTAGGCATAAGTGCGATACAAATCCTGGTCCAAAATATAAAGCTCGCTACTGGTCCTGCAGAATGTGGGAGTCTGGAGAAAGCGTTAAGGATATTATATCTTAAATAATTGGAATAAGGTTAAAACTATAGCATAATGTATTATGCCAGAATACATTTACAAACATCCAGAAAGAGAAGAGTATATTGAGTTAATTCAATCGGTCAACGATGAACATGTTTTTCATGATGAGGACGGCTTAAAATGGGATAGATCTTATACCCCAATAAACTTCAGTACCCATAGTAAAATCGATGCCTTCGACAAAGTGGCTTTTACTGATAAGACTGGAAAAATGAAAGGCACATATGGAGATATGTTGGACTACTCTAAAGAGCTTAGCATAGAAAGAGAAGAGAGGCTTGGATATGATCCAGTCAAAAAATCATATTTTGAAAAATATGAAAAAGAAGTAGGTAATAAGCACGTTGAAGATAAGCCAAAGACTAACTTAGAAAATGATTTTGCTAGTATTATAGATTAACCTATAAATTATAGTGTAATAAATACTATGGCGGACAAAAAAATATCAGAACTTACGGAACTAACTTCAGCTGACGCAGCAACTGACCTCTTACCTGTTGTAGATACCAGCGCAGATGAGACCAAAAAGATTAGATTTAGTAATTTGCCACTGAGCGATTCGGCTAAAAACCATGTGTATACGTATACTACAGACTTTCACGGCACTGTGGAGCAAACACGAAATATTACTGCTCCGTTGACTTACAATCAGTATTACGGCGATGACACTACTTTAACTAGTATCTATATTGGGAGCAATGTTCCCAGCATCGGGCAATCCGCATTCATTCGTTGCGATGCCCTGACGGATGTAACCATCGCTAACGGTATCACAAGTATCGATCAAAATGCATTTCGGCTCTGCTTCGCTATCCAAAGTATCAATATTCCAGACAGCGTTACCAGCATCGGGGTTAGCGCACTTCAAAACTGCAATGTCCTGAACAGCTTAACCATTCCCAGCAGTGTGACTAGTATTGGGGATAACGCTTTTCGTAATTGCGTTAACTTAGCGACAATTAACTGCAATGTAGATTTTTCTATTATAAATGGCCTAGATAATGTTTTCAATGGCACGGCATCTCCTCTTACTATAAACGCGCCATCTGGACTGGGTTGGACAGCTGGACCTGGCCAAACAATTGGCGGAAACACAAACGTGACCGTTAACATAATATAAAGTAAACCCACAATGGCAAACAAAAAAATATCAGACCTCACAGAAATAACTTCAGCAGACTCGGCAGTAGATTTTTTACCAGTTGTAGACTCCAGCGAAAGTAAAACTAAAAAAATTAAATTAGCCAACTTTCCGCTTAGTGATGC